TACAACACTTGATACCATTAAAATATGTTACAGACAATGACAAAGAGAACTATTCCGTCTGATGACGTTTACACCTATCACAAACAAGCATTAGACATGTTAAGCAAAGACCACCCTCACTATGATGAGGTCAGAAAACACCTACTAGCACAAATACAAGATGAACTCGCAGACAGATATAACGGAAGACCAAATCACGGAACAGGTCAACTTAGAAAGATCACAGATCAAACAGGGTCTGAAAAGACTGCGTGACCAAACGTATAAGCTAGAAGCACAACAGTACTCTTCTGCAACAGTATATGGTATCGCTTCGATTGATGCGTTACTACCACGTGTAGTTCAACGTATCGAAGACACTAACAAGAAAATACATCAAGGCAAGTACGGAGCTGCCTTCAAGGATATACACCAATATCTAGCTAGTATTGAGGCACTGGCTGCCGCAGCTATCGCATGCAAAGTTACATTCGATAACGTCTTTGGTTACAAGGACAACTGCAACACAGCTACCAACGTATGTTCTATGATAGGCAAGGCTATTGAAGACGAGTGTCAGATGCGACACTACGAGCATGCCGCCCCTGCTTTACTCAAGACTCTCAAGGACAACTACTGGCACAAAGCCTGTGGCACACAACAGAAGCTAGTTGTCATCAGGACGCTGATGAACCGCTACAGAATTGAACAGTGGAAACCATGGGGTACAAGTATCCGTACCAAACTTGGTGGCTGGTTACTCGATTGCATTATGGCATCAAGTGGCTGGTTCTACAAGCAACGCATACGCACAGGTCGTAAGACTCAAGTGTTTATTGCACCGACCGCAGAGTTCATGGACATCAAAGATGAAGTCATGGCAAATGCAGAATTATTCAGTCCTTTAGCGTGGCCTATGCTAGTACCGCCTAGAGACTGGTCAAACACGGAGGTCGGTGGGTATATACTCAACGAGGTAATGCAAGGCCATGAGCTTGTTAGAAGAGGCGATCACGCCCTTATACAGGGGGAAATCCCACTCGCTTTTCTCAACAAAATCCAACAGGTAAAATATCGGTTAAACCCGTTCATAGTCAATGTCGCTATGCTGTTACAAGACAAAGGGATAAGTGTTGGAAAGTTCCTACCTATCGTTCATTACGATCTACCACCTAAGCCAGTCGATATAGCTGAGAACAAAGAGTCTCGTAAGAAGTATCGACGTGAAGCAGCAGAGGTAATGAACAAAAGAGCAGCAGAGTTCAAGAGATCCTGTCGCACACGTATGACTATGGAAGCTGTCAATCGCTTCAAAGACAGAGAGTTCTACATACCATGGTCGTTTGACTACAGGGGGCGAGCTTATCCTATCCCTGCTTTCCTTACTCCACAAGATACAGACTTTGGCAAGTCATTGCTACAGTTTGCCAATGCTGCGGAGTATACTGACAGCAGTGAGAAATGGCTCGCTTTCCAAGTCGCTACCACATACGGACTGGATAAGTCTACGATGCAAGAGCGTCTAGACTGGACACACGCTAATCTTGAGCTTGTCTCACGTGTCTCATCTGATCCACTAGGTAATCTAGGAGATTGGGAGGGGGCAGACGAGCCTTGGTTATTCCTTGCAGCTTGCGAGGAGTATCATCAGTGTGTGATTACCAAACAAAGATTGACTACTTCCTTACCCGTGGCTACTGATGCCACCTGTTCTGGTTTGCAGATACTAGCAGGCTTGGCAAGGGATAAGACCACAGCACTTCTCGTAAATGTTGTACCATCTGACAGACCACAAGATGCGTACAGAGTCATTGCAGATGTGTCAAAGCCATACATACCTGAAACTGTACGAGGTGTGTGGGACAGAAAGTGTGTAAAACGTACAGTTATGACCATACCATATAATGCTAAACCATATTCTAATAGGTCTTATATCAAAGATGCTCTCAAAGAGAAGGGTGTCGAGGTAGACAAAGACCAGCTTACTCAGATCGTTACATCAGTTCGTTCGGCTATGGGGGCAGTCGTGCCCGGGCCAATGTCAGTTATGAGATGGATCGAGACTGAGGTTGGTAAGACTATTAAACGTGGTGAAGAGTATGTGGAATGGACGACTCCTTCTGGCTTCGTAGTCAGACAGCGTTACTTCAAGAAGAAGGTTGAACGCATCCAGCTACAGCTACTAGGTCGTTGTGATCTATCCGTCGCAGTAGAAGATGGGAAGGAGGTTGACATCAACAGGCACAAGGCTGCTACTGCACCTAACCTCATCCATAGTCTGGACGCATCACTGCTACACCTCGCTGTGCGTAGCTTCGATCAGCCAATCGCACTAATTCATGACAGTGTGTTAAGCAGATGTTGCGATATGGATAAATTATCTGCTATAATTAGGGAGACGTACATGATTCTGTTTGCAGAGCATGACTATCTCCAGACCTTTGCCGACCAGATACAGGCAGAGACTGAACCACCGATCATTGGCGACTTACAGCCAGAGTCGGTTATCGAATCCACTTATTTCTTTTGTTAATATGAGCAAAAACGTACACGTCACAGACGCTATCAAACTAGAAGGCTTCCAAGCTATCCTAGAACCCGGCAAGTTCGGATACTCACTCGCAGCTATTGTGGGTACAAGTATCATTGACGCACTTGAAACAGAAAGACAAGCTGTTCTTAAATGGGCAGAGTCTAAGTTGAAGAACCCCAAGAGAGCTACACTCAAGCCTACACCATGGGAAGAGGTAGCTGATGGTAAGTTCAAGATCAAGTTCTCATGGGGAGAGGACAAGAAACCACCAGTTGTCGACACAGAAGGCACACCAGTTACAGATGCAAAGACACCTATCTATGGTGGCTCAACTGTAAAGCTAGGCTTTTTCCAGAAGCCATACATCTTGAAGGATGGAGTAACTTATGGTAGTTCACTCAAGCTAGTTGGTGTACAGGTTGTCGAGATTGCGGGCAGCGCAGCTGGGGTTGATGCAGATAGCATGGACGACAAAGAAGTTGCAGACTTATTTGGTAAGACTGAAGGATTTGTTGCAAAAGCTACAGCTCCTGAGCCTGCTGACGAAGATAGTATTCCAGTTGAAGAAGAAGAAGACTTTTAAGTCTAAGCTAGAGGTCAGCGTTGCTGATCTACTAGACACAGTTGGTTGCAAGTATGTGTATGAGGGCGAGCAAGTTCCTTATACCATACAGCACCACTACAATCCTGATTTCGTACTGCTCAACGGTGTCATGCTAGAGACCAAAGGTTATTGGGACTCAGAAGACAGACGTAAGATCAAGGCCGTCATTCGTGACAACCCACACCTTGATATTCGTATGGTCTTTCAAGCACCGTTCAACAAGATCAGTAAGAAATCCAAAACTACATACGCCCAATGGTGTGAGAAACACAACATCAAGTGGGCGGCAGCACACGCAATCCCCATAGATTGGTTAAGATGAACACAGAATCAGAATTTGTGGCACACGAACCATGTAACAACTGTGGCTCGTCGGACGCTAACTCACGTTACTCTGACGGCCATGCGTACTGCTTTGCGTGCCAAACGTACACCCCGGCGGACGGGGACAATCCACCATACAGAATGAATACAAATGTACAGTTCCTCGGATCAGCTGAACAGCTGCAAAAACGAAGAATCAGTGAAGCAACAAATGCGTTCTATAGGATTTACAGACATGGCAATACCTTACGCTTCCCATATTATGACAGCAATGGACAAGTTGTTGGCTTCAAAATCAAAACAAAATCAAAGGACTTCCACTACGAAGGTTCTTCCTCAGACACCCTTTTTGGGCAGCATTTGTTCCCGACAAGCGGAAAACGAATTGTTATTACGGAGGGAGAACTAGATGCTGCCAGTTGTTACGAAGTTATGTCAGGTTGGCCCATGGTCAGCCTACCTCATGGTGCGGCAGCAGCCAAGAAAGACTTGCAGAAAGCCATACCCTTCTTGCAAGGCTACCAAGAGATCGTCCTCTTCTTCGACAACGACGAAGCAGGGCGTGAGGCCGTTGAATCTGCCTCGAGTATACTCCCCGCCGGCAGGGTTAAGATTGCTAGACTTGATGCTTACAAAGATGCAAGCGATGCACTCCAAGCTGAAGACAGAGAAGCAATAAGGAGAGCCATATGGGATGCCAAGCCATACAGACCAGACGGTATTGTTGATGGTAAGAATCTCATGGCATTGGTTACAGAGCCTACCAAAACCTGTGACCACGAATACCCTTTCGAGGGACTGAATGAAAAACTACATGGCATCAGATACGGAGAGCTAACTACTCTTACAGCTGGGTCAGGTAGTGGTAAGACTTCATTGGTCAGGGCTATCGCAGCTGATCTTGCTATGAAAGGTGAGACAGTTGGTATCCTTGAGCTTGAAGCAAACAATAAACGTACGGCACTGGGGCTTATGTCCGCAGCCGTTGGTAAACCCTATCACATTGGAGAACATGACAAAGAAGAACTCGAGTCTGCTTTTGCTGATACTCTTGCAAAGTGGAATGTTTTTCTGTTTGATGGCTTTGGTAGCTTTGACCCAGATGTTATTTACAACAGGATCGAGTACCTTGCCAGTGGACTGGAGTGCCGTATTATATTTCTTGACCATCTTTCTATATTATTAAGTGGTCTTGACGGCGATGAAAGACGTATGATAGACTCGACAATGACTAAGCTCAGATCATTAGTTGAACGTACAGGTATCGCATTATTTTTAGTATCACACCTACGGAGAACAAACAGTGACAGTAACTCACACGAAGAAGGGGGACGTGTCTCTCTTGGCCAGCTACGAGGATCTCATTCGATCGCTCAGCTCAGCGATAGCGTCATCGCACTGGAACGAGACCAGCAAGGAGAGGCTAACGCTAACCTTACAACTCTTAGAGTGCTTAAAAACCGTTTCTCAGGAGAGGTTGGAGTTGCTACAACTCTGAGCTATGACCTATCTACTTGCCAATTTTATGAAACTAAAACCGAAGACACAGTTGAGTTCAACCCAGCTACAGATTTTTAAACCAAACCCACCCACCAAACAACAGAAAAGACGTGCAAAATTCAGAGACAAGACCTATTACCCTCCTGTTCGATCTGGAAACAACACCTCTAAGTCAAGAGGACGTTGAGTTGCACTGCTTGGTCACACTTGACTATGAGACAGGTGAGACTACCAGATACAACGACACAGGAACTGAAGAGCCAATCAGTAGAGGTGTTACGTATCTTATGGATGCTGACACGATCATTGGCCACAACATCATTGGCTTTGACATACCGATGATAAAGAAAGTCTACCCATTCTTTGAACCAAAGGGTAGAATTATAGATACACTACTACTATCAAGGTTGTACCACCCTGATATGCTAGAGGTAGACCGCAAGGCAAAGATTGACGGTATGCCACCAAAACTCTATGGTCGCCACTCTTTGGAGTCCTATGGCCACAGGTTGGGAGAATACAAAGGGAACTTTGGACAGACTGCCGACTGGTCAGCATGGAGCAAGGAGATGGAGGACTATTGTGTACAAGACGTTATTGTTACAAATAAACTATGCCAACATTTCCACCCTTACCTGACTGGGTACAACTAGAACATCAGGTCGCACACATCTTACAAAAACAAGAAGAACATGGATGGTATTTCGACGAACGAGCAGCCTACGAGCTCGAATCAACTCTCAGAGGAGAACTGGAAGAAGCTACAGAAGTATTACGCAGAAAATTCGGGTTCGTTGCTGGAACAGTGTTTACACCTAAGCGAAATAACAGGCCACAAGGGTACGTACAAGGATGCCCATTTACAAAACTTAAACAACTTAACCCCACCTCACGAGACCACATAGCATGGATACTACAGACCCACGAAAATTGGAAACCAACACAGAGAACAGCCACCGGCAAGCCGGTCGTAGACGAGACAGTATTGAAAGATATTGGGTCGGAGACAGCCCTCTTGTTTCTGAAATGTCTAGATATTACCAAGAAATTGGGGATGATCTCGGAAGGCGTGAACGCATGGCAGAAGCTATCTACGACGTGTAATCGTATTCACCACCACTGTGGGGTTGCAACCAGCACATTCAGATGTTCACACAGAAAACCAAACTTAGCACAAGTACCATCAGATGAAAGAGTCAGAAAATTATTCCGGGCCACTCCTACCTATCAAATGGTTTCCGCGGATCTTAGTGGCATTGAGCTCCGTATGCTTGCTCATTACCTTTCGAGGTATGATAATGGCCGGTATCAACGAATACTTACTACGGGGGATAGTCATCAAACAAATGCCGACAGGATTGGAATTACCAGAAGACAAGTTAAAACAGTTACCTATGCCTTCCTCTACGGGGCTGGGAATACCAAACTAGGATACAGTTATGATAAGCTATTGTCCGAAAAAGCCGCTGCTGTCAAAGGGGCAGAGATTCGTAAGGCTTATATTGCTGCCATTCCGGGTCTTGCAGATTTGCTACTCGCTTGTGAGAAAGCTAGTAAACGTGGTTATGCAAACGCCATCGACGGCAGGCGTATCAGCGTTGACAAAGGGCATAAGTTTCTCAATTACCTCTTACAGGGAAGCGCAGCGACGATCGCCAAAAGATGGATGGTGATTGTGAATGAATGTCTACCACCCGACGGACATCAACTCTCATTCGTACATGACGAGCTAAACTACGAATGTTATCCAAGATTTGCAGAAGAATTTGCAAAATGGCTCGAAACAGCCGCCAGATTGGCCGGCGAACATTACAATCTAAGATGTCCCATCGCAGCAGAAGCTAAGATCGGATATACTTGGGCTGACGTACACTAAACCACCATGAAATTACTAATTGATGCAGACTACATAGTATACAAGTGCTGTGCAGCCTGTGAAACAGAGATAGACTACGGAGAAGACGTAATATTAGTGACTTCTAACTTTTCAGAAGCCTATAGTGCAGTAAAACGTGAAATATCTAACATACAAATGCAATTTGGCTCTTTTGCGAAGCCAACACTGTTTTTTAGCGACTCTAAAAATTTTCGGAAAAAAATTTACCCAGATTATAAGGGTCACAGAAACAGAAAGAAGCCCTGCGGATACAAACGTGTCATATCAGGACTTAAGATTGAGTATGACGTTATTGTCATGCCACAACTGGAGGCCGATGATGCTATGGGCATCTTTGCCACCAAGTTTGAAGGGAATATCATTGTTTCTCCTGACAAAGACATGAGACAGATCCCCGGCAAGCTATACAATCTCGAAGACACCACAACGATCACACCAGAAGAGGGTGCAAAGTGGCATCTGATACAGACGCTAGCAGGCGACCAGACAGATGGCTACAGTGGAGTTCCCGGGATCGGAGTGAAGAGAGCAACAACTCTTTTCGAGAAAGAGGGCTACAGCTGGGCTACAGTTGTCAAAGCTTTTGAAGACAAGGGGCTCACAGAACAAGATGCTCTCTGTAATGCAAGGCTAGCCAGAATACTTACAGATGAGGACTATGATTCCCAAAAACAAGAACCAAGACTCTGGACACCTACGCCCGAGTACCAAGTTGACTCTGGAACAGGAGTTCAAATTGAAGTTAGTTGAGAACAAACTCAGAGAAAGATACGATACAAACAAGGAGGATGTAATTACAGTCTTCCTTGCTTTACAAAAACAAAACTTTATACTAGGTAACAATCTAAAAAATTTAATAAACTTTATTTAAAATGTCTAACTTTATCTCCCGCACTGGACGGGTACAGTCTTGGATCGACGATCCGCAATCGAGGCTGCCTGTATCATGCACAACCTTTGTTGTCGAAGACAGCATGGAAGGTGACAATGGCATCGAAGCTAGCTGGAGGTTTGCAAGTCACGCACTAAGATTTGGTGCTGGCTGTGCTATCCACCTATCAAAGCTTAGACCAGCCGGTCATACTAATGACAAAGGACTTGTGGCTACTGGCCCAGTCAGCTTTGGCAAAATATATTCAGCTCTAAACGAAACCTTGAGAAGAGGTGGAGCTTACAAAAATGGTGCTATTGTATTGCACCTCGACCTATGCCACCCAGATGCGGTGGACTTTATTACAGCTTCCAGATCAGAACTGCCTTGGGTCAAGCGTTGCATCGACATCGACGATGACATGTGGAAGTTTGCAGAACAAGACGTTAAGGACGCTTTACTTTATGGAATCAAATCAGGAGACATCTGGCTCAACAAAATCAAATACACCGAATCCGGGGAGCGTATCTATGGGAACGTCTGTCTTGAGGTATACTTGCCCTCACGTGGGACTTGCTTGTTACAGCATGTCAATCTCGGTGCCTGTACACTCGACGATCTACAAGAGGCTTTCGTTACAGGTATGTCCGAGTTGTGTGATCTCCATGGCCGGACAGGTGTTGGAGAATCTGGAGAGTACCTTACCCCAGAAGTTGACAGACAAGTGGGGCTTGGAGTGCTCGGTCTTGCCAACTTCCTCAGACGATACAACATCACGTACGAGAAATTCGGAGAGGCACTCCGCTTGGTAAACCTTGGCCACTCGGCTAACAACGAAGCAGGCTGTGCCGCTTGGGCACTAAACAATGCAGTCTTTGAGGCAGCTCAGATTGCAAGAGAAAATAACATGGTAAGGGCGTTCGCTATTGCACCCACTGCCAGTTGCAGCTATCGCAGTAAAGACCTAGACGGCTTTACATGCACACCCGAGATAGCACCACCAATAGCTAGAATGGTTGACAGAGATTCCGGCGAGTTCGGAGTAGATAGAGTCAACTACGGTAACGTTGAGATAGCAAGTGAAGTAGGATGGGACGCATACAAGCGTGTAGCAGACGAAATCATGAAGATGCTCGATAGGACAGGATTGCTTCATGGCTACAGCTTCAACAGCTGGAGCGACATGATTAGATATGATGAAGCATTTATAGAGGAGTGGCTTGAAAGTCCACAGACCTCTTTGTACTATTCATTGCAAGTTATGGGTGATGTTCAAGATAAGTCTGACGCTTATGCAGCACTTGGAGACACTGACATACAGGATTATTTGGATGGTATTCTTGATAACAAAATCGAATGTGACTGCCAACAATGAACCCTTATACAAAATTATTAGAAAGAAAAAGAACATGGACTCCCGTAAAACCCACCAAAGGGGAGGTAAGATCTGGTGCTGAAGAAACCATCAAGCGTGCTCTCGCAATACGTCATATGGAGCTACCAGTTGGAGAATTTATTACACAAGGCTTGGAGAAAGAAGTCCCGCTCGCAGCGAGGACACTTCTTGAGTCAAACGTTAAAGATGAGATTAAGCATGATCTCGCTCTGGGCTTCATTGTTGAATCCCATGGGGCTGATCCGATTGCTGAAATGGAGGCGATAAGATTAAGAGATGCTTGGATACAACACCCTGACCACACTATCGCAAAAGCCCTCGTGGCCGAGCGAGCTATATTCTTTGTTTTATTGCCTATGTTTCGTTTTCTTGGTGATGCAGCTCTTAGAACAGTATCAGCTGATATATCCAGAGACGAACAGATTCACGTGGCGACTAATAGCTTGGTTTGTGCCGAGCTTGGTCTTCGTCCTAGCCCTAGTTTGGATAAGCTTCGGAAGGCAACTATATCTTGGGTACTACAACCCCTAAAAACTTCACCGGACAAACACCTAGACAAATCATTTTGGCTGGATGCGAGCGACCGGCTGATGTATGAAGGCAAAGCACCACAGTTTGCCGACACAAAAGCAGCTCGCATGCCAGCGTTCTTTGAACATGCAAACACCAACCTCCCTCAATACGCTTAGTTTTCATTCTGAGAAACTCGAGAAGCTTGTCGAGGATTTGGAATCCAAGTTCGCTTGGTATCCTGTCCACCCCAAGGAGGATATAGCCTCCATCATGTATCGCTCCGGACAATGGGAAGTGGTACAATATATAAAATCTATTTTGAACGAATAACATGTGTATTAGTTTTGGTAGGAGATCACCTACCCCAGTATCAACACCAGCACCAATCCAGCCTAGACAGCCAGACTTAGTATCAGCTGCTAGACTACCTAGTAAAAAAGAATTATTAGATCCAGATGACACAGCAGGCGTTGAGTATGGTACATCTTCAAAGAAAGATGACACACGTGGAGCGGCTATAAGAACAGGTACAGACGCTCTTAAAATCAATATCAACACCGGTGGCGGTGGAGAAGGCACTGGAGGACTAAATGTATAAGGCAAGGGAAAGATATTCAATGCTATCGTCAGGCAGAACACAGTTTCTAGACATGGCAGTTGAGTGCTCTGAACTTACCTTACCATATCTTGTCACTAGAGATGACGACTCTACAGGCAAGCGACAGCTATTGCAACCCTTCCAGTCAGTTGGAGCGAAAGCCGTGGTAACACTTGCAGCAAAACTTATGTTAGCAATACTACCACCGCAAACAGCTTTTTTCAAACTACAGGTTAGGGATGACAAGCTAGGCCAAACGCTTGACCCTATGATGCGGAGTGAGTTAGACTTATCATTCTCAAAGATAGAGAGACTGATTATGGACTACATAGCTGCATCAAGCGATCGAGTTGTAGTTCACCAAGCCTTGAAGCATCTAATCGTATCTGGTAATGCTCTTGTATTCATGAGCAAAGATGGCCTAAAACACTATCCTCTCAACAGATACGTTGTAGAAAGAGATGGCAACGGTAACGTTATAGAGATCGTTACAAAAGAAATGGTTAGTAGAAAAGTATTGGGCATAGCACCCCCACCTACTGACAGCCCGAATGGGGAATATGGTGCTACAGAAGACGACGCTGAGGTATACACCTGTGTTAAGATGGATGAGAGTAGCGGTAGTTGGAGATGGCATCAAGAAGTGGACGACATGATCCTAGAAGGTAGCCAGAGCACAGCACCGAAGAACGCCTCACCATGGTTAGTGCTTCGATTCAATACAGTAGACGGAGAGGACTACGGACGTGGTAGAGTAGAAGAGTTCATTGGGGATCTAAGGAGTCTCGATGGGTTATCTCAAGCTCTTGTAGAAGGAGCAAGTGTGGCAAGTAAAGTTGTCTTTCTTGTCTCACCTTCTGCAACAACCAAGCCGGGTACTCTTGCCAAAGCTGGTAACGGAGCTATCATACAGGGTAGACCAGAAGATGTAGGAGTCGTGCAAGTCGGTAAGACAGCAGACTTTGCTACAGCTGCAAACATGGCAGCAACTATAGAAAGAAGAATACTTGAAGCTTTCTTGGTTATGAACATCAGGAACGCAGAAAGAGTTACAGCTGAAGAGGTACGCCTTACACAGCTAGAGCTAGAACAATCCCTTGGCGGCCTGTTCAGCTTGTTAACGGTAGAGTTTTTAGTACCCTACCTCAACAGAACTCTGTTAATACTACAGAGATCTAATCAGATACCAAGGCTACCAAAAGATGTCGTAAGACCAAAGATAGTTGCTGGTATTAATAGTCTAGGTAGAGGACAGGACAACGAATCCCTGACTAGATTTATACAAACAGTTGCACAGACACTAGGGCCAGAAGCTCTGGTAAAATACATAGACCCAAGCGAAGCTATCAAACGATTAGCAGCAGCACAAGGTATCGACGTACTTAATCTTGTACGTACAGCCGAGCAGCTAGAACAGATGAAGCAAATGACAGTACAAGATAAGACTAATCAGTCACTTGTAGATCAAGCCGGTCAGCTTGCTGGTACACCACTCATGGATCCTACTAAGAATCCAGAGTTAGCAGATCAAGCAGCAGCTGTGTTAAGTAACTTACAACCACCACAAGAGTAAATGTCAGAAACATTATCATACCAAGAGCCACAGAATGTAACAACTGTAGATAATCTAACAGCAGAAGAGCAAGACTCTCTAGCTGTTGGTGAATCTATATCTCAACAAGAAGAGCAAGTTTATGCTGGTAAGTATAAGAGTGCTCAAGAGTTAGAGAAAGCTTACATAGAGTTACAGGCTAAACTTGGAGAGAAAAAAGAAGAGACGGAAACCGAAACAGCCAGTGCGGAGGAGCAGCCCGAGGATACACCAAAGATGTCCGAGGGTGCTACTCTTATCACTGACGCTAGTAAGGAGTACTTTGACAATGGTAACAAGTTGTCACCTGAGACTATGGCTAAGTTCTCCTCTATGTCCAGCCAAGATTTAATCAAGGCGTACATGGAAGTGTCACAGAATCCAGAGTTTCAGCAGCAAGGTGCTCCACCGGCTGAGATCACTACAGCTCAGATCAACCAGATCAAGAACTCAGCAGGCGGTGAGCAGCAGTATGCTCAAATAGTAAACTGGGCTAAGACTAATTTACCACAAGACCAAATCGTTGCATTTGATGAAGTCGTAAATACAGGCAGTGTACAGGCTATACAGTTAGCAGTGTCTGGGCTCAAAGCAGAATACGATAGTGCAAATGGAGTAGAAGGTAGAATGGTAACAGGCAAAGCCCCACAAAACAGCGGTGACGTTTTCCGCAGTCAGCAAGAGCTAGTCGCAGCGATGAATGATCCTCGTTACGACAGAGATCCAGCTTACAGACAAGACGTAATACAAAAACTAGACAGATCAGACTTGGAGTTTTAACTATGCCCGGACATTACGGTGGCGGAATGAAGCCAAAGAAAAAAATGACACCAGCCATGAAGAAAAAGATGGCTCTAGAAAAGCTAAAGAAACTTAAGAAGAAGAAAAAGTAATGGACAAGAAGAAAGGAAAGAAGAAACCTACTTCAGACCCACGCTCTCCTTATGATGTATTCAAACCAGAGAAGAAGGAGTACTATAGACAGCTCCCAATACCGGGGCTGATCTATCCTTTAGCAAAGAACAACAAGAAGAAGAGAGATGTCTTCAAAGAAAACAACAACTACCCAGTATAACTATGACACATCACAACCACGAAAACCAGAAATGGCATCCAGCTGAAGAGCTAAACGGAAGACTAGCAATGATAGGATTCGTAATCGCTATCGGCACATACATCACTACAGGACAAATCATACCCGGTATCCTGTAATGCCTAAGCCAGCTGGTAAGAAGAAGTACTCTGCCAAGCAAATGAAGATTGCCAGAGTAGCACCACCCCGAGATAAAATCACAGGAGCTGACTTCGCAAAACTTAGAAATGGCAAAAAGAAAACGAAAGGGAGTAAGCCTGTCTCTCGGAAGAGGTGAGAAGAGTCGCAAAGGCGGCCTGACAGCTAAGGGAAGAGCCAAGTACAATCGTGCCACTGGCTCTAATCTCAAAGCTCCACAGCCCGGAGGAGGGGCTAGAAAGAGGTCATTTTGTGCTCGCATGTCTGGCATGAAAGGCCCACTCAAAAAACCAAACGGCAAGCCTACACGAAAGGCACTTGCCTTACGCAGATGGAAGTGCTAACATGAAAACATACAGGATGCGTGACGACGATCCAGAACAGATCGAAGAGCGTGAGAGAAAAGGCAGTAAACTTGCCATGGATATAACACCTAGAAATCTTAAGAACCTACAAAAAAGACTCAAAGATGATGACTTTACTGGTGGAGCAAACCTAGATAAAGCAATCGAAGAGCAGAGAAGGCTTAAGAAAATGATGAAAAACAAAAAAGGTAAAGCATAATGGCACACAAGAAAGGATCTAAATGTGGCTGCAAGCATGGAGGTAAGAAACGCTGATGGGTAAATTATGTCCACGCGGTAAAGCAGCTGCCAAAAGAAAGTTTAAGGTCTACCCCTCTGCATACGCAAACGCATACGCTGTTAAGGTATGTAAGGGTCAGGTCAAATCAGGTGGTGTAAAAAGAACAGCACCCGGCTACACTAAAAAGAAAAGAAGATGAGCTTACGTAGATGGTTCCAAGAGAAATGGGTTGACACCAAAACTGGTAAGCCCTGTGGCAGACAGAAAGGTGAGAAGCGTAAAGGCTACCCAGCTTGCAGACCATCTAGACGTGTGTCATCTAAAACACCTAAGACTACAGGTGAGATGTCGAGTGGCGAGAAGGCCAAGTTCAACAGAACAAAGACAAGTAGTCGTCGTATAAACTACAACCACAAACGACGCAAGAAGTAACTTGCCGTCCGTTCATCCCGCAAGGGACGCATGACACCCAAGCATGGAACGGGGCTTGGTATATGGAGAGTACAATGACTGTAACCTACGTATATCGTGGCATTAAGTACACAAGAGTAATCGGTTAAGGCCGTACAGGGAGGTTCAAGTCCTCCCATCTCTATTGGAGCGAGCCTGCTAAGGCAGATACCTCAATCCGTCTAGACGGTGGGATAGACCACAAAAATATGGCCAAAAAAAATTTCAGTACTGAAGAACGTAAACCAATACATTCTATAAAGAAATGGCATACCCCGGATCTTTCGATCATCAATCTAACGTTAACCCAACACAACTCACAAGACAGGGTGCGTTAAACGGCGGTAGTGATCCTAGAGCCCTTTACTTGAAGCTGTTCAGTGGAGAGATGTTTAAAGGCTTCCAGAGAAATACAATCGCTAGAGACTTAGTGCAGAAGAGAACACTTACATCAGGTAAGTCTATGCAGTTCATCTACACTGGTCGCACAACAGCCGAGTATCATACACCCGGCCAGAGCATTTTAGGTAACGACCAAAAGGCTCCTCCAGTAGCTGAGAAGACAATCACAATAGATGATCTTCTTATCTCCAGTGCTTTCGTTTATGAGCTAGACGAGACACTTGCACACTACGACTTACGTGGTGAAATCTCCAACAAAATCGGTTATGCTCTTGCAGAGAAGTATGACAGATTAATCTTCCGTGCTATCGCAAAAGGTGCTAGACAGGCTTCTCCTGTTTCTATGACTAACTTTGTAGAGCCCGGTGGAACACAGATCCAAGTTGGTGCTGGATCAGACGCAGACGATGCTTACAACTCAACACACCTAATCTCAGCTTTCTATGATGCAGCTGCTGCACTAGACGAGAAAGGTGTTGGAACTGAAGGCAGAGTTGCTGTCCTAAACCCAAGACAGTACTACGAACTTATACAAGCTATCGGTTCTAATGGTCTTGTAAACAGAGACGTACAAGGTACAGCTCTACAGAGTGGACAAGGTATCATTGAAATTGCAGGCATCCAGATCTTCAAGTCAATGAACATCCCATTCTTCAGCAAGTATGGTACAAAGTATGCTCCTTCATCAGGTGCATCTGCTGGTACTGACCTTGCAACTATTGACCCCGGTAACACAGGTTCATTCATCTCTGAGTCTACAGAAGATGCAAGAGCTTCAGTTACAGGTATCAATAACAACTACGGAAACTCAACCGACTTTGCAAACACATGCGGACTTATCTTCCAAAGAGAAGCTGCTGGTGTTGTAGAAGCTATCGGCCCACAGGTTCAGGTAACTTCAGGTGACGTTTCAGTTGTATACCAAGGTGACGTAATCCTTGGAAGACTAGCTATGGGAGCAGACTTCCTAAACCCAGCTGCTTGTGTTGAATTGTTCGCTGGAACAACAACTAAGCCATCTGGATTTGGTACTACATACCCAGCTAACGCTTAATTTTATTTTTATACGGGGGCTTCGGCTCCCTTTTTTCTTATGGCTACCACAACTATTGACACCGATACCGAACTATCCGCAGTGAACTCTATACTGGGAGCTATCGGACAAGCACCTCTTACAACTCTTAACTTTGACAACCCAGAGGTGTCTTTTATATTTAATTTACTACGTGATGCTAACGTTGATACACAGTCAGAAGGCTGGCATTTCAACACAGAGTATCATGTAAAGTTTACACCAGATGCAAACAAGAAGATTGCAATAAGTAACGACATAATTTCTATGGACTTACATGATAATCAAGCTCGTAGACACCATGACCTTATACGTCGTAATGGATTCTTGTATGACAAGACAGATCACACAGACGAGTTTGATGGTGACATAGATCTTGATGTTGTCAGGTTATATGTATTTGAAGATCTACCTATTCCATTTAAAAGATACATAGTATACAGAGCATCTAGAATCGCAGCTACACAACTCGTTGCTAACGCAGGGTTAGTAAGATTATTAGGAGTACAGGAGCAACAGGCAAGAGCTGCACTACAAGAGTATGAGTGCAACCAAGCTGACCACAGCATGATGGGATTCCCAGAGGGCACAGCATACCAAACATATCAACCATTTAGAAATCTAAGGAGATAATGGCAGGCGTAACACAAACCATTCCACAATACTCATTGGGTATATCAGAGCAGCCTGATAACTTGAAATTTCCCGGTCAGGTTACAGATTCTATCAACGCTATACCAGATGTAACCAAAGGTCTTTTCAAAAGGCCGGGTGCTAAAAGAATAGGAACCGATGCTCTTACCAGTGTACAGAGTGGAGGTTCGTGGTTTCACTACTTTCGTGACGAAACAGAAGGATCTTATATTGGACAGATAGCAGCTGATGGCCAAGTCAGAGTCTGGCGTTGTAACGATGGACAGCTAATGACTACAGCCTACGGTACAGGTGGCCAAACAGCTATACAAAACTATTTAGCTACAAGCACACCAGAAAATCTACAGACACTTACAATCAATGATACCACCTTTGTTACTAATCGTGATACTACTAATGCTAACACTCTCGTTGGGACAACGGGAACTACAGATGCTACACCAGATGCTCACTTCGCTTTCATAGAGTTACTACGTACAGAAAACGGTAGGCAGTATGGACTAAACATATCAAACAATACTACCACACAAACTCTTGATCGTGCTACACGTATTGAAATACAGAGTGATGATCTTGACGAAACAGATGGCACAGGTCATTGTCCCGGTATAGGTACACAAGTATTTAGTATAGATTCTGGTACTAAAACAAATTTAATATTTAGACTTAATGTTCTTGGGCAACAAGGTGTAAGTCCTAATTATAGTGCTAACCAAAACGGTGCTGGTGGGCAAAACTACAGATGTAGCTACAATAGAGAAGCTGTACTTCTACATGGTGGCGAAGGTTATGTAACAAACGATACAGTTACAGCTACACTTACAGCAGCCGCAGGCGGCGCAGATACTAATGGTAATGGTACACCAGATGCCGCTGCTACATATACTATCAAAGTGGTAGATCACGAAAGAACAACTGTACAAGCTAATTTAGGTCTTATTAGACCAGCTCCTACACCGTTTGATGCGCAGACTGCTGTCACTGCTGATGCTATTTTGGGCAGTTTAAAAGCAGAGATAGATGCTATATCAGGTATCAGTGCTAAGATTATCGGTTCTGGTATGTATTTATCAAGTGCTAACGCATTTAACGTAGAAGTTGTAGAAGAAGATCTTATGCGAGTTATGCAGAGTTCTGTTAACGACGTAACAAACTTACCAACCCAGTGTAAGCATGGTTATATAGTTAAGATTTCTAACTCTCGAATGGCAGATGAAGATGACTACTATGTACGTTTTGATGGAGAGAACAATCAAGACGGCTCCGGATCTTGGTCTGAATGTGCTAAACCCGGCATAGCTAAAACATTGACTAATATGCCGCTTGTAATACAACGTACAGCTGCAACTACATTTACTGTACGGCAGTTTACGTATGAAGATAGGCGAGTTGGTGATGATACAACTAACCCATTACCTAGCTTTGTAGGTAAACGTATTAACAAAGTATTGTTTTTCCGTAACAGGCTAGCACTGTTGTCAGGTGAAAACGTCATAACCTCACGACCGGGAACCCTTGGTATACCTGACTTCTTTGTAGAATCAGCACTTACAACATCAGCAAGTGACCCGATAGATATATCTGCTGCATCTATGTTTCCGTCAGAACTATTTGATGGTATCGAAATCAATACAGGTTTGCTTGTGTTTAGTACAAACCAACAGTTCTTGTTAGCATCTGATGACACAGTTCTGAATCCAGATACAGCTAAACTGCGTAGTGTAGCAACATTTAATTATAATGAAACCATACCTCCTATATCTCTAGGTACAACTGTTGCCTATATAGATAACTCAGGTAAGTTTAGCCGCTTCAATGAAATGGCAAACGTACAGAGAGAAGGAGAACCAAACGTGGTAGAGGTAAGTAAGATTGTACCTACTCTTCTACCAAAAGATATAGACCTAATTACTAACTCTAGAGAAAACTCTATAGTATTGATGGGCAAAACAAACTCAGATATAGTCTTTGGTTATAAGTATTTACAGATAGCCAATAAACGACAACAGGCTGCATGGTTTAGATGGAAGCTTAACAATCCTCTAATATATCATTTTATTATCAATGATGAGTACTTCTTTCTAGATAGTGACTATTATTTACAGAGTATAAAATTAGTGCAGGCTGATTCAGACCCTAGCATAGTACAAGATAATGTCGACTTCTTATTACATGTGGATAATCATACTACTGTTAGCGGCGGCAGCTTTAACGCAACTACGAATATAACTACCTTTACTGGTGTTAGTTGGCTAAATACAGTTACCACGCCTAACTATGATTTAGTAGTAATTGATACAAACACATCATCTACACGAGTTGGACGGTACGCAAAACCTACAGTATCAGGTACAAGTTTTACTTTACCGGGTAACTGGTCAGGTGTGACACTTACAATAGGTTACATCTACGACTACGAGGTTACATTTCCTACCTTCTATCCTACAAAAGGTCAAGGAGAAAAGGTATCTGCCGATGTCAACTCATCTCTAATTTTACATAGAGTTAAAATACACTTTGGAAAGATTGGACTTTATGAAACAACACTTGAACGAGTCGGTAAACCTGACTACACAGAAGTATACGAATCAACAGAACTGGACGAGTACAACGCATCTGATGCACCATATCTCGAAGAGTTTATCAAAACTATCCCAGTCTACGAACGTAACACAAACGTAGATTTAAAGCTCAAATCTTCACACCCTGCCCCAGCTACGCTACATGCGTTATCTTGGGAAGGAGACTATTCACCCAGATTTTATCAACGTGTCTAATTATATACACCCAATCACATTGGAGGCTGCTCAGGAAGTGGCCTCTAATCTCCGTCCAGATGACCACAGAGAGGTCAAAGAAGGCCATGGGATAGATCCTACCGCCTTACCCTTTCTAATGTCTCAGAATCCCTCCTACGTGTATTTCACAGTGCCTGACGGCAAGACTGCTGGCATGGCCGGAGTAGGACAAGAAGGTGACATATGGATGCTTTGCACTCCAGATATACACCGATACCCAATTACATTTGCAAGAGAGGCCAAACGGTATGTCGATAGCCGTACTGAGCCACTCCTCTGGAATATAGTTGACAGTAGAAACAAAGCACATCTTAGACTGCTAAAGTTTCTAGGTTTCAAGTTTTTACGTAAGTTAAAACATGGGCCAAACAATGTAACATTTATTGAATTTTGCCGTGTGCGTAGACGCTAACGCTGGAGCTAGGGCACAAGCCAGAGCCGAAGCTCAAAAACAAGACGCTCTTCACAGACAAAGAGCATTATCATTTTGGAATAGAGAAACACAGTTTGCACGTAACTTAGATAGATCAGTTATAGGCTTGAGTCGTGACCAAAGCGACATCAGACAGAATATAAACTACCAGATAGGTGCTGGTAGGTTAGCTCAACAAAAAGCCTATGCTAAATATTTAAGTAGTAAAAAAGCAAACGAAGGTGGTAGAGCCAGATCATTTGGAAGATCTGCACTAACTAAATACTTACAAACAAAAGCAGGCATTGAAGGTGTAGTAAATACTGTAGTCGGTAGACAGGCCGCACAGAAACAAAGCACAGCTATGCGTAACTTTAGAAGCTTTCAAGCAAGAGCTAGAGAGAAACTAGGATTACCCGCACAGCCGCCACCACCAGTAATGCTGCCACCATCAAACAGACTTGGAGGTGCATTGTCCCTTGCTCAAAGTGGACTAAGTATTGCAGCAAGTGCTAAGTATCTTTTTGCTCTATCTGATATAAGAGTAAAAGAAAATGTAGTAGAAGTTGGTGTATCACCACAAGGCTACAAAATATATGAATTTAACTACAAAGGCGGTGACGTACGATTCCGTGGAGCTATGGCTCAAGATGTAGTTAAGAAGAATCCTATGGCTGTAGGTATAGATCAAAACTATCTAACTGTTGACTACAGTAAAATAGACGTTGACATGGAGGTAGTAAATGTCGGAGTTTAATAGACAGCTTGGAGTGGCTCGTGATGCGTTTACGAGCTCCTCTAAATCCAACTATGGATCTGAAGAAGCTGATCTTACAGATGCTATAATTAAAAATCAAGAAACTATTGATATGCCTAACACTGTGGCATTTTTTAACAGTGTTAAGGAGTATGAAAGAGTAAAAGATAAAGGTAGCTTTCTCAATACTATGAAGCAAGTTGCCGGAGTTTTTTCAGCAGCAGCTCAATTTAAAAAAGTATCTGAGGCAGTAGAAAAAGAAAACGAAGGCTTTGACTTTATGCTTGGTCAAGCTGGTGAAGTTCAGAGCGAAGTTGTAGAACAATTCAATGCTCAAGAAAAACAAATTGAATTTGAAAGAAAAGATGCTGACTTTGAGTTAGAAAAAGAAGCACAAACACAAACTGGTGATGACAAAGTTGCTACTAACGAAGCTGCATACAACTTACTACATACAAATATAGAAGGTGCTAATATAAAAAAAGTTGCATCTTCTATAGGAGATCAGTTTAAACCTGTGTTGGGTAATACGATGGCTGGTAAAGGTCTTGATGGTATTACTACTACAGGCGAAGCTTTTGATGAAATAGATAAAGGTGTAAAAACTCTACTAGGTGCAGCTCTTTATGAAGCTTTGGAAAACAATATTGATATTACAAACGAGCGTACTCTTAGAAGATATATAAAAAGAATCACACCAAAGCTTATGGAGGCTAGATCAGGTCTTCGAGCTAAGTGGGCTGCTAATCAAGAAGTAAAACTAGAAAACGCTAGAAACGCTCAACTAAACTCTGACATACGAGAAGCTGTTATTAACAATGATTCTGATGCTATATTTAGCACAGGTGGTTTACTTGATAAAATTAGAGCAACAAAGTTTGGTAATGCTCCCGGATCTTACCCACTAGCGTTTCAGTATTTAGAAGACCAGATTATATCTGACATTCAAAAAGACGCATTTGCTGGTGGTGAAGGTACTTTAATTAGTCCAGATAATTTAAACAAGCTTTTGGATGAAGGTAAGATTGTAATAAATGGTAAAGAGTATAACGGTCTACTAAACGTACCTGACAATATTGTCTCTAAACAACTCAAAGAAAGATTTGAAAGACGTGTTATCGGTGCGTTACAGGATCAACAAAAAGCTGCTGCAGATAACTTGGAGCAGCGTAAAACAAATCTAAAATATCAGTGGGATGTAGAAAACATAGATAAGCCAATGGCTGAACTAAGAAATAATCCTGTAAAAATGAAAGAGTTTCTTAGTGATGCTAACTTAGTAGTACTACAATCTAAGTGGATAAACTATGCACGTAACCAAGTTGATGGTGATGGTGTTCTTTTATATGATACAACAATAGAGGGTCAACCTAAACTTACGGACAAACTAAATGCTCTTTTAGCTAAGGCTGATACAGGTGTAAATGATACAGAGGTTAATCAACAATCTACTTATCAAGATCAAATAAATACAGTACACGAAGACTTTATAAAAACTGCTGTTCTTAAACATATTTATGATGATAAAGCTGGTGATAAAAAATTAGTTGGCTCAGATAATATGATATACAATCGTATGGTAGCCGACTTTAATAATAAGTTTCGTAAGTCATTACCAGAATTAGAGCAAACTTTAGCTGCTTTACCATCCGGAGCTGATGAAACTCTAACAATTCAAGAGCATATGAATAAAGTTTATCAGCTAACTAAAACTAACTTAGATAACAATGTCTATGATGCACCTTTGAGTATAGGTGGTTCTGTAAGTATACCTTTAGTAAAAGCCAAGCAAGAGTTTGTGGACTCATATATAAATGATGAAAGTCTAAAAGATGCACCAGAAGCTACAAACCTAGCTGAGAAAAATAACTTTGAAAGAGCAAAAGGTTGGGTAGATAGTGGCGGAAATATGAACCAAGATGTTATCAGTTTCTATGATGAGGTACCTATGTATAGAATGGTCAATGGTAAAAAAGTGCCAATGACTAGCTTAGAAAAGTTTTTGTATAGAGCTAGAGCAATAAACTATTTAACAACTGATAGGTCTGCTACTATTGCTAAGTGGGATGAGACTATGGAGTTTTATACAGAAGATGATAGAATAGCTTTACTCAACAAACCTACTGAAGGTAAATTCTTTCAAGTAAGTGCAGAGTCACTACCAACCGTTACTGCCGCAGCCACCGCTATGAAAGCTGGCCCTAACAATACGTTTGATAGTATAGAGTCACCTAAGTTGGTAGCTCAATCTAAAGGTAAAACACCTAGACAACTATCTAGATTACCCAAGGTTAAATCTTTACAAGAAATGACTCTTGCAGAACTAGAAAATGCTGTCTATAATCTTGATGCTACTAATATAGGCTACTATGGTTTTGGTGGTTTTGAAGCATTAGACTTATTACAACAGCTAGGTGCTAAACCCGGTCAAAAGATAACAGAAGACGTACAAACAGCTATGCGTTTCTTAAAATTACAAAACAATATTACTAGACGTAAAAATGCTATGTCTGGACTTACTGTTGTAAATAGTAACGCAGCTTGGGTAGAAGCTACAACCTTTACCTATGAAGAAGCACAAGCCATTAAAAAGGTATTTCCTTTACTAGAAGGCTATGACATGACTAATCTTGGTCGTATGCAAAGACAAGTTGCAAAGGTGTTTGTAACAGATCTTGAAAAGTATGGTACTGATAACTTAGCCAAGGCTGGTTACAGATTTGTTACTGGTGTACCTAAGAGACAAGAGATAGATGAGATTGTAGCAAAAGAACGTATACCTGATCCAGAACCAGAAGAAAGAGATCCTAATTTAACCAGTCGAGGAACTAGAAACAGATGATAGAAGAATCAAACTATGGTGATGCTTACTCTTTAGATATAGAAGCTTCTAAGGCTGCCGTAGAAAAATATGGTGAGTTTATAGATGAGTATGAAAAGAAAGAGCAAGCAGAACAAGCTGTAGAAGCAGAAAAAACAGCGGAGCAAAAGCAGAGGGTCGATGAACAAGTTGACCCTCGTAACGCCGATTCATGGGGTGCTAAAGCTTTTATAAAAGAAGGGCAGTCTATTCTATCTGGTGGTATACAAGATACTGCGTCTTCGATTGCAACATTTCCTGAGCGTACAGTAGATGCGATATCAGGTGAAATGCAAAGAGAGAAAGAAGAAAAAGGATTCTACAAACCAGAGTGGACTCCTTTTGACTCTTACGATAACCCTATCGAAACCAAAACATGGTGGGGTAAACAGCTACGTGGGTTAGTACACTTTGGTACACTCGCACTTGGTACAGTTGCAGCGGCTAAGGCAGCAGCAGCTACAGGTTTGGTTACAATACCAGCTGGCCTAGCCGGTGTAGCTAGCAGTAGCCTTGCAAGAGGTGCAGCTATAGGTGCTGTGTCTGACCTTGTATCTAAAGAGTCAGACGAGATGAACGCTATGGGTGCATTGCGTGAAAGATACGGCTGGTTTGACACACCACTAGCTACCAAAGACACAGACCATCCTGTTATGATGAAGATAAAAAACATCGTAGAAGGTATGGGTATAGGTCTATTTTTTGACGGACTAGCTTATGGCCTTAAGAAAGGTAGTAAGCCAGTGCTTGACCAGATAGCTGCAAGAAATAAAAGTGTAAAAGATCAAACAGTTGAAGCTGGTATAGCGCAGCTACGAGAGGGCGAAGTACAGTTTAGAGCAGATAAAAATGCTCCTGTAGCAGAGCCACACCAAGGGGCACACACATCCGAGGTTGAACCAGAAGTAGCTCGTCAACAGTTATCACGTACACGTAACGAGTGGGGTTCTGAAGAAGGATCTACAGGTTCTGTAACTACACCAGTAGAACGTGAGCGTATAGCACTCAAAGGCGGTACAGATGATGCAACTGTTGAACGTATATACAAAGGACTTGTTAGTAGCGAAAAGTTTGCAAAAGACTTGGCAGCTGCAAAAGGCGACAGGCGAGCTCTAGCAGCTACATTTAGAGAAGCTGTAGAAGGACACCAGCGTATAACACAAGGTAGAAATGCTGTTGATATGTCACCAGCAGAGTATCTCAAAGAGTTGTATGAAACTAACGATGTTATTGATGGTGTCGAAGTATGGACATCGAAGAACGTTGTTATTGCTGACCTAGTGTCTGGTACACTGTTAAGACAGTTACGAGATACAGGTATAGCTGGTAGAGAGATAATGGATATAGTCAATCTCAATGATATAGATGGCCCAGCTAAGCAGATAGTTGACACAATGCTTACAGCTTTGTATGAAACTAAAAAAGCTAGATTTGTAAAGTCAGATTCATTTAGAGCGTTAGGTGCTGGTAAGGCACGTAAAAGAGCTATAGATGATGCGATGACACAGGAGATGGCTGACACAAGAGAGTCTATACTTTCTGTATTGAAAATCTCAAAAGATGGTGACGATGAGTTACTACAGGCTGTGTTCGAGGCTTTCTCTATGATGAAAGATGTCAACTCACTCGATGACTTTGACAAGTGGGCTCGTACTATTATAAAAGGTGGTAAGCTAACAGAAGGTGGTGTAGACCGTACAGGTGCTATGATACGTGAGCTAGAAGGTGTAATGAGTCATAGTATACTATCTGGCCCAAAAACACCAGTCCGAGCGATCATGGGTACATCTGCTGCAACATTCTTAAGACCTTTATCTACAGCATTAGGTGCTGCTATACGTTATCCATTTGACGGTGACACAGCTACACTTAGATCTAGTCTTGCGTCTATAAACGCTATGGTAGAAGCTATACCTGAGTCGTTTGAATTATTTAGAACTAAACTAAATTCATACTGGAAGGGTGACATATCAAGTATTAAGACTCGTTATGTAGACTTTACCAGAGGTGATGAGAACTGGGAAATCTTACGTCGTTGGGCAGAAGATAGTGGTAGAGCCACACCCGGAGAAACAGCAGCATTTCGTGTAGCTAACATGGCACGTCAAATGAACAATAGTAACTTGCTCACATACTCTACTAAGATTATGGCGGCAACTGACGATGCGTTTGGTTTTATACTTGGACGTGCAAAGATGCGTGAAAAGGCTATGCGTAGAGTCTTGGAACTACAGAACAATGGCATATCTACACCAAAGATAACTCGTAAACTGATGAAAGCTTACGAAGATGATTTTTACTCACAGCTATATGATTCTGCTGGTAACATCACAGATGAAGCTTTATCATTTGCACGTAAAGAAGTTACACTTACACAGGAGCTTACAGGCTTTGCAAAAGGTCTAAACGATGTATTTACAGCTACACCATTAGCTAAACCATTCTTTTTGTTTGCTAGAACTGGTGTCAACGGTCTTGCACTAACAGGTAAATATACACCCGGTTTTAACTTCTTAGTCAAAGAGTTTAATGATATTGCTTTTGCTAATCCTAAAGATCTAGGCAGTGTACGTCAGTATGGTATTACCACAGTTGAAGAGCTAGCTAACGCACAGGCATTACAAACAGGCCGATTGGCAATAGGTTCTGCTGTTACATTTATGGCAGCTATGGCATGGATGCGTGGTGATCTTAACGGTAATGGCCCAGTTGACAGACAGAAGAGACAGATGTGGCTAGATGGTAAGTGGGAGCCAAGAACTATAAAGCTAGGTGCTGTACGTGTTGGTTATGATAACTTTGAACCATTTAACCTTATTATGTCTACAATCGCTGACGTAGGTGACGCAAGTGAACTTATGGGTGAAGAGTGGACAGAAGGAGAACTACAAAAAATATCATTAGTTATAGCTCAGGCTATTACAAGTAAGTCTTACCTAGCTGGTATACAGTCATTTGTAGACTTATTTGGTGGTAGACCCGGCCAGTTCAATAGAATCATAGCAGGCTTAGGTAACAACGTTGTACCTTTAGCAGGTTTACGTAACGAACTTGGTCAACTATTTACACCTTACATGCGTGAGTTAGGATCTGGTATTGACCAGTCTATACGTAACCGTAACTTATTAACAGAAAAGCTAACAGCACTTACTCCTGTACAAGAACTGCCTATCAAGTATGATTTACTTAATGGTAAACCACTTAAATCATGGGACTTCTTAACTAGAATGTACAATGCAGTTAGTCCTGTATCTTTGAACTTAGATCAAAGTCCCGGTAGAAACATGTTGTTTGACAGTGGGTATGATCTAAGACTGTCGACATATTATGCACCAGATAGCACTAATCTTACTGACTCACCTTATCTTAGATCTGCGTTTCAGAAAGCTATCGGAGATCAAAACTTAGAACTAGAACTAGACAAGCTAGCAAAAGACAAAAGAATATTAGCATCTATTGAACAGATGTATGCTGATATTCGTGCAGGCAAGCGTGCACAGTACAATGCTAGAGACTACTATCATAATATTATTATAGATAGATTGTTTAGAAGAGCTCGTAGAATTGCATGGGCAAAAGTTCGTAACATACCAGAAGCTCAAGAGTTAATTGAAGAGCAGAGAAAGAAAACCATAGCCCAAAGACAGAAGAGAAGAAACACAGCAAACATCCTCAACATACCTAAATAAATGGCAACAACATTCGTAGACTACACTGGGGATGGAAATGCAACCAAAGCGTTTTCTTTCCCTTCTATACAAGAGTCAGATGTAAAAGTACAAGTAGACGGTGTTTTAAAAACAACAAGCACACACTACAATATAACAGGCTACACTACTACAGGTGGTGGTAATGTAGTATTTACATCAGGCAACATACCAACTAGCCCTGCAAAGATACGTATCTTTCGTGATACAAGTGTAGATGTTGCAAAGGCTACATATACGGCAGGGTCATCAGTCAAGGCAGGCGACCTCAATGCTAATCACGAGCAGTTACTATTTGCTGCACAAGAAGAGCAAAATCTAGGTAACGTATCAACATCTGCGTCCGGACTTATGTCTATAGCAGATAAGACAAAACTTGACGGTATAGAAACAGCAGCAACAGCTGACCAAACAGCATCAGAGATTAGAACATTAGTAGAAAGTGCAAGTGACAGTAATGTATTTACTGACGCTGACCACAGTAAACTTGATGGTATAGAAGCTGGTGCAACAGCAGATCAAAGTAACGCAGAAATTAAAACTGCTTATGAAGCTAACTCTGACACTAACGCTTTTACAGATGCAGAAAAAACCAAACTAGCAGGCATAACAGCTGGTGCTGGTGCTACAACCTTTGTAGGTTTAGGTGACACACCAACTAACTTTACAGGTGCAGCTGGTAAAACACTAAAGGTAAACTCATCTGGTAATGCTGTTGAGTTTGTTACAGTTACAACACCAGCTGGTAACTTTGCTGGTCTTACAGATACACCTTCCAGTCTAACAGGACAGGGTGGTAAAACAGTCAAAGTAAACTCAGGTGGTACAGCTCTAGAGTTTGAAACTGTTAGTTCTGAAGTTGTATCTGATACTACACCACAGCTTGGTGGTAACTTAGATGTACAGACAAACGAAATTACTACAAGCACAACTAACGGTAATATTAAAGTAACACCTAACGGTACAGGTGTTGTAGAAATCAAAGGCGCAGGCGGTGCAGATGGTACACTGCAACTTAACTGTTCAGCAAACAGTCATGGTGTCAAAATTAAGTCACCACCTCATAGTGCTGCACAAAGCTATACACTGACATTACCATCTAATATAGTAAATGGTCAGTTTCTAAAAACAGATTCTAACGGTAATCTAAGCTGGGCAGCCGCAGGCGGAAATCAAAATATATCAATCAACACACTGTCTAGCTCTAGTGGCTCAGGCGGTGGTAGTGCAACCTTTAATGGTTCTGCTACAAGATTTACACTATCAAACCCCGGTACAAATGCTCAAGCACATCTTGTTAGCATCAATGGAGTCATTCAGAAACCTAATAGTGGAACCAGTCCAAGCGAAGGATTTGCTATTGATGGTAACGATATTATATTTGCCAGTGCCCCTGCTAGCGGTGCTGACTTCTTTATTCTCACCCTCGGACTCGCAATAAGTGTTGCAACTCCAGCTGACGATTCAGTTACATCTGCTAAAATTGTAGATGGTACTATTGTCAATGCTGACATAAATGCTTCAGCAGCTATTGCTGGTAGTAAGTTAGCAGACGACAGTATAACAGAAGCCAAGCTAGATATACACGCTGCACCTTCTGGCACAGACAAAGTACTTGGATATACGTCCAATGGTATGGAGTGGGTCGAATCAGCAGCCGGAGCTACAGGTGGTGGCACAGATAAAATATTCTGGGAAAATGGTCAAACAGTAACAACCAACTATACAATTACAAACGGCTACAATGCAATGTCAGCTGGCCCTGTAACAATCAATAATGGTGTTGCTGTAACAATCGGTACTGGAGAAAACTGGACAATCGTATAAATTATGCCTATAACATTAAACGGGTCTGGCACAGTATCCGGTATATCCGTTGGTGGTTTACCAGACGGAATAATACAAAGTGCCGATATAGCAAGTGGTGTAATACCAGATGGAGGAAAAATCCTTCAAGTAAAACAAACAGTTAAAAAAGATCAGTTTAGTGAAAGCGTTAGTTCTGGATCTAATTCCGCTGTTGTTACAGGTTTAACTGTTAGTATAACTGCAAGTTCTTCTTCTAATAAAATTCTTTTAATTTATCAAATCGTAGCAAATAGACAATCAAACTATGTCACTATTGATAAAGATGGAAGCGTTTTGACTACTGCTATCGGTGATGCCAGCGGTGGTATCGGAAGAGTTACTGCTGCTGGAGATTATGGAAATGGTGTTCGTTATTGTAACACTATACCTATAGTATTTTTAGATACACCCGGAGATACAAATGCTCACACTTACGGAGTTAGACTTAGACACACATCAGCTAGTACTCAAACAGTTTATTTGAATCGTGAAGATAGCACTAATAATGCTACTAACTCAACAGGAATATCAACAGTTACAGCAATGGAGATAGCAGCATGAGTCAATTAAAACTAACCGCAGACAGCGGTGGAGGTACAGTTGCTATCAAAGGGCCAGCCAGTACAACTGGTAACGCAGCTATTGAGTTGACTGTACCCGGAACTGGTAGTGGCACATTAGCCGTCGGAGATACAGGTAAGATACTACAAGTTGTATCGACAACTAAAACTGATACAGCCTCTTTTTCATCTGCTAATACAAGTAATTTTACTGATATATCAGGACTATCAGTTTCCATTACTCCTTCTTCTACATCAAGTAAAATTTTAGTAGTAGCTACCGTTGCTGCTGCTGTAGGCACTGGTAGTTTGCACGTTAGATTGGCAAGAGGTTCTACAGGTATAGCTGTAGGTGATTCTTCTAGTAACAGACAATCAAGTACAATGTCTCGTAGAACACAGTCGTCAATATATAATTTGGAGATTACTCCTATGTCCTTTAATTTCTTAGACTCACCTAACACTACTTCAGCAACAACTTATAAAGTACAAGCAACAGCAGGCTCAACTTATGATACTACTGTTTATGTAAACCGTTCGTCTGGTGATAATGACTATAGCTATGGGGCAAGAGTAGCAAGCACAATAACAGTAATGGAGGTAGCAGCATAATGGCAACTTTAAACGCAACAAATTTAAAACATGCTTCCTCTGGTTCTAACAATATTGTTCTAGCTGCTGACGGAAGTACAACTATATCTAACCTATCAGGTGGTGTTGGTAAAATTTTACAAGTTTTACAGACAGTAAAAACTGACGTTTTTTCTACAAATAGTTCAAGTTATGTAGCAGTTACAGGCTTAACTCAAGCAATTACAGCAGCTTCTACAAGTAATAAAATATTAGTAAACGTAACTTTATATGGTGGTAATAGTGGATCTGATTATGCCGTTGGTTTTAAGTTAGCAAAAGATGGTTCAGCCATAGATGGTAATACAATAGGTGCTGCATCAGGAAATAATGCTGAATCAGGAACAATGAGATTTAGAGTTTCTTCAACTTCTCATGCTGATGAAGCTAGTTTTATGTTTCTAGATACACCAGCAGATACTAACTCTCATACTTACGGTGTTTTAATGAAAGTTTTTAATACTAGTTATTATGGCAGATTATGTACTACAGGAGAAAATGGTAACTATAATCAGCATATGAGGTGTCCCTGCACAATTACAGTTATGGAGGTAGCAGCATAATGGCACTAACACAAATAACAGGTGGAGATGGAATCAAAGATGGTTCTATCAAAGAAGCCGATCTTAATATAGACAATACTCCTACCAATGATTATGTACTAACTGCAAAATCTAGTGCTGCTGGCGGCCTTACATGGGCTGAAGCTAGTGCTGGTGCGGCAGGCGGTGGGTCGGACAAGATCTTTTGGGAGAATGGCACTACAGTAACAACTAGCTACACGATTACTAATAACATGAACGCTGGTAGTTTTGGGCCAATCACAGTAAACTCAGGAGCTACAGTAACTGTAGGTTCTGGCGAAACATGGACAATAATATAAATGCCAGTAACAATAAATGGAACAAGCGGTGTAGTAACCGCAACAAGTTACGTTGGAGCAGGCGGTAACTTAACAGGTATAACTACAGGTAAAATTTTGCAAGTTGTACAAACTGTTAAAACTGATACTACCAGTACAAGCTCAGGAACTTATTCTGATATATCTGGATTAACAGTTACTATTACGCCATCATCATCAAGTAGTAAAATTTTATATTCAGGTCACTTATATATTGCAAGTACAAGTTCTGAAGTTGTATTTCGTTTAACAAGAACTGTTGGCGGTTCAACTAACGGGGATATAGCAGCTCCAAGTAATTATGCAGATGATGAAGATGGTACTTTTTCTCATGGTGGAGGTTCAAGGTATGGTGGACATAGTTTTCAATTTTTAGATACACCAAACACTACAAGTGCAATTACATATGGACTAAAGTGGCAAACACATTCTGGTACAACATACTTAAATAGAACTTGGGATGCTGGATGGTTTCATGGAATCTCAACTATTACAGCACAGGAGATAGCAGCATGACCGTAAAATTAGTAGGCTCTACCTCTGGGTCAGTATCCTTACAGGCTCCAGCATCAACAACAGGTGGTGCACATAGAGTTTTGACTTTGCCAGATGTAAATGGTACAGTAGCTACAACAACTACTGCTGGTAAAATCTTGCAAGTTGTTCAAACAGTTAAGACAAATAGAACAACTATCCAATCGACAACTTTAACTGATATTGCAGGCATGAGTGTCAGTATCACTCCTAGTTCCGCTTCTAATAAAGTTTTGGTTAACTACTCTTTAGTGGTTTTCTCTAATGCTGTTTATTATGCTATGCGTTTAGTTAGAGATAGTGATAGTACAATTTTTATTGGAGATCAAAACGCAAGTGCCACAAGTCAGACTAGAGCTTCTTTCGGAAGTTATGATTCAAGTTATGTAATTGCAGATACAATAGCTCAAAGTTTTTTAGATTCTCCAAATACAACATCTGCAATAACTTATAAATTACAAGCATACTCTCCATATTCTTCTGCTTATACTATTGGAATTAATGGTGGAGTTGTTTTAGACAACTATAGTTACATGACAAACGGTGTTTCAACAATAACCGTTATGGAAGTAGCAGCTTAACAACAATTATTTTTTACAACAATGGCATTAGATCACGAAGCAATCTACTCTGCATATGCAGGCACAGTAGTATCAATAGACGACTCCGCTGGAGCGTTTGACAAAGACGGCAAGTCAGTAACACTTGATGCTGTCAAAGTAGCAGCAGCTCGCACAGAATTAGACAAGGCAGCCGCAGCAATCAAATATCAGTCTGACAGAGCAGCAGCTTACGCCTCTGTAGGCGACCAGCTAGACATGCAGTATTGGGACGCAGTAAACGGAACTACTACATGGAAAGATCACGTTGCAAAGGTAAAGGCAGATTACCCAAAACCATAGGAGGGTAGATAATGTCACGAATAATCGTAGACTCAATACGTAACTCGTCAGCTAGTTCTGACGGGATTACGCTTAGTTCAGATGGTAAGGTAGCATTTCCAAATACAAGTACAGGTAAAGTTCTTCAAGCTGTTCAAGTAGTAAAAACCAGTAAACAATCCGTACAATCTCAAACTATGGTAGATATTACAGGTTTTGAATTAACTATAACTCCTAGTGCAGCATCAAGTAAGATTCTTCTTATTACTACAATAACAGCTTGTTGCCACTCTTCTGGGGGTTTTAATCTATGGAGACAGATTGGTAGTAACTCTTATGCTCAGTTGACTACTTATATAGGTGATGCTGATGGAAGCAGAGAAAGATATACTATGCAAATGGGTCAAACGCAGACAGCAAACGTCGCTGAACGATCTATGACAATTTTAGATTCTCCGAATACAACAAGTGCAGTTAAGTACAAGTGGCAAACTGGAACTCCATACAATAGTAATTATGTAATAGTTATTAATTCAACAGCAGACGATAGCAACAGTAGTTACTATTCAAGAACCATATCAACAATGACAGCACAGGAGATAGCAGCATAGAACTGCCTACCATCAAACTGCCAGACGCAGTACAACTGCAAACTCCCTCTTTACCTCTCCCTACAGCAGATGTTCCCTCATATCAACCTTTGGTCGTACCTCCGAGCGATTTACGAAGACCCGAAGGTACAAAGGAGGTGCAAACAACAGACAACCCCCCACCAAAAATACACTTTCCGCCCTTACCTAGTATCACTTTACCATCGCAAGAAGTCCTGATTGCTGCATCGGTTACTGCTGTAACTGCTGTAGCAGCTGCGACTGTTACACAACCTGTAATCAATGCGTTGAAAGATAAAATACAAAAGTTCTTACAAGGCAAGATAAACAAATGGAAACAAAACCGCCAGAAAAGAAAGGCATCCTCAGAAAAATAAAAGAGAATGTAGATGACCATGACGAACAGATGCAAATACTAGGAGCCATGGTGCGTCTAGGTGTAGTTATCTGGTCTGGTTTTATCATAACACTAAACTACGTAGAGCTACCTATGGTTAAAAAGACTGGAGCATCATCGGACATCACGTTCGTTGCTTCAATTTTTACTGGAGCCCTAGCAACCTTTGGACTATCTACAGGTAGAACAAAAGGTGAAAAAGACAAACAACCAAAAGTATGAAAAAACTAATCATACTCTTAGCCCTGTTATCACCCGCAGTAGCAAGAGCTAACACTGTCACCCCTCAGTTTACTACAGGGTCAATGAACAGTACAACTACAACAACTCAAACTATCGTAGAGACAGAGCAAGTGCAAGTCTTCGGTGCAGCCGTGAACACTTGGTCTGGGACTAACATAACGGCATCTGCAAGTGCCGGTATTGCCGGTGGTGATTCAGTATTTACAGTTACTGACAACACATTACCATGGAGTTTAGAAACAACAACAAGAGCAGCAGGCATAGTAGAGCAGCGAGATTATACACGCAACTATTCAATAAACTCTACTACTACATCGCTCTCTGTCTTCTCTCAGTAACACCTGTATATGCTGAAGGAGAAACAGTAAATAAATCAAATCCTGTAGCAGCAGCTACGGGTAATGTGACGAACCAAGCCGTACAGTTTCAAAACAACGGTGCATCGTCACGTCAGGTATATGGCCCAAACATACAATGTAATGGGTCTACCATGACGTTTAGTCCTTTCTATATGGGCAACGATACAAGACCAGAAGCTGAAGATAGTTATAACATCAATCAGAACTGGGGCTTTCAAGTTAACTTTATGATTCCCTTAGATCGTAAAGGTCTACAGCAATGTAGAGATATAGCTAAACGTCAGGAAGAAAAAATGAGACTAGACTATGAGCTAGTCCGTGCGTTGAAATGTGCAGAACTTAGACAGCGTGGCTTTACATTCCATCCTAAATCAGAAATGGTAGTACTATGCCAAGATGTCGTACCTATCTCTGCCTTACAACCACCCAAACCTAAGAAAAAATGGCCTTGGCAAAAATGAGCACACACACAAGATTAAAAGCCTTAGAAGCAGAAGCTGCTAAGAAGAAACCAAAAAGAAAAACAAAAGCAAAGCGTGATGACGCTGGACGTTTTGTAAAAGATGAAGCAGACCTAGACACACCATCAATGTAATGATTGCACTAATTAAACCAATACTGTTCAAGTTTTTGGGCAGCACAGCTGTAAAGCAGCTTGTAGTAAATCTACTAGAGGCATACAGTAAGACTACTGACAACACAGTAGATGACAAGCTAACAGCTCTTGTCAAGAAAAACTTATTACCAGAATAATATGGAGAATCCAAGGGTTATACCCAAGAAAGCAACCGAAGAGAGTTTTAACGAGCTACACTACCTTGTTACAGAGGACTTTCTACGCAGAATCAAGAGTGGAGAAGCAACAGTACAAGATCTAAAAGCAGCTTGTGATTGGCTAAAGACTAATGACATCACAGGTGTCGCTTACGAGGGTAGTCCCTTGGACAAACTCAACAAGATCATACCAACTGTAGATCCATCTTTAGTTAAGAGAAAAGTCTATGGCAAAAACTTCTAGCTATTACAAGAAGAATCCTAAAGCTGCGGCCAAGCGTCGCAAGCAGCAGGCTAAGTACAACAAAACACCGAAAGGTTTAGCAATACGAGTCAATGCGAACAAACTTAATAAGAAACTTGGTACATATGGCAACCGTGATGGCCTCGATGCCGCACATTATAAGGGTAGCACAACCAAGGGCAGAACACAAAAGCCATCAATTAACCGTAAAAGTCGCAAAAAATGACCCCATTACTACCAACACCTGATTACTATTTACACAACTTAATAACCATGACGAGTTCAGAATCTAAAAGGCTCTGGAGAAGAGCTATCAAAGAGCACTTTAATTGTCAATGCGTTTATTGTGGAGGAACTTATGAATTACAACAACTCACCATCGACCATGTACGCCCTAAATGCAGAGGGGGTAGAGATGAAACGGCGAATGTCGTGCCATCTTGTCGAAGATGCAATCAGGAAAAAGGTAGTAAAGACTGGCTGGACTGGATGAGGTCGACATTCGGCATCACTGACAGAGAACAAACTATTCTATCACATATAAGATGAATGAAGATGACATACTACAAGACGACCTAGATGAAAACGAAGAGATTGATCCTAATGACCCAGAAAAAGGATTAGATAAATATGTTAAAAGAAATCTAGAACGTCGTAATCGAGAGTATCAGGAGCGTACAAAAGGTAATGAAGAGTTACGTAAAAGAGCAGAAGAAGAACAAAAACGAATAGATGATATACTAGAAGATAGACCCGGTGAAACTTCTATTGAAAGAAGACGTAGAATATCACGTCAAATGGGTCGATATTACAAAGGAAAGGAACGTTTACGTCCTGATGCTGACATACAGACAGAGGGTAACTTAAAAGGTCAACCTAAACCAGAAGATATCTTTGGCCCAAATTATAAACGTAAACCTACATATCTAGATGATATAAAAGATAATGATGGACTTAGGTTTGCCGGAGGTCTTTTAGTTGAAATCTTTGGAAACTTAGGTCTTGATGCTGCTGGTATAGTAGCTGATACGTTTGTACCCGGAGCTGGTACAGCAATACAAGCTCCCGGATCTGCTTTTTTTAACTGGGCAAACCAGAAAATAAGAGGAGAAAAAGAAATAAACCAAGGTGAAATGGCTGCTGCATCTGCTGCTAGTCTAATACCCGGATTACAGCCATTTAGAGCTGCTACTAAAGCAGGCAGATTCTACAAAAGTGTGTTAAAAGGTGGTACTACTGGTGCTATTGACGTAACAGGTACAAAACTAGGTAGAGGAGAAGAAGTAACCACTACAGATTTAGCATCTGGCTTTGTAGCTGGTGGACTTCTTGGTTCTGTTTTTGGTATCAAAGATGGTGGAGAAGCATATAAAGCTTTGAAAAATAAGATAAATAAAGGGACAGCATTTGTTGCAGATACACTAAATCTTGATGGTACTATATCAAGGAGAGTACCTCAAGTAGAAGAGTTGAAGCCTGCTACAGCGTTTGCTATAAAAGGTCGTGGAAGTCTTCCAAAGGGTGGTGATTTAAGTGATTTCTTAGCAAGTCAACGTAATCGCTACGATGTAGCTGACGAATCGCTTAGAAAAGCTAACATAGATCCAAAGAGTAAAGAGTATGCAAGAATACGACGAGCAGCTAGACAAGTACCAGAGTTTGTAAGAAGAAACGATGATGGTTTCTTATACTTTGACTATCGTTTGTTTAGAGATAGTATGCGGCCTAAGCAATATGGTAGAGCATACATTGAACTGTTTGAAACAGACCTTGATGTAATAATGTCAGGTGGAGCAGGCACTGCTGGTACTAAAGCATTTAAAGATTTTAATATAGCTGAGTTTCGTGAGACATTTAAACCAGCAGCAGAGCTACTAGGTTTGACTGGTAAGTATACACCCGGTCGTATGGATGTATCAAACGTACATCACATTGCAGCTTTAAAAGGTATAATGGGTATATATGATGGACTAGGTTTTAACAGTCCTATGTATAAACGAGTCAATGAGATTATGAAAGAATCACTAGATGGACTAGGTTCTGAACAAGAAAACTTTATACGTCTAGTTGGTGGCACAGCTGACGTAGACTCACCTCATTATCTTGCACACTTATTTTTAAGTGATGCTATAGGGCCATCTGGAGAAAAATTCTTTACTGATGATGTCTTGATAAACATGTCACAGAGTGACGCTTTTAGAGAATCCAAAGCCAGAGAGCTAGGAAGAATTATAGCTGACTCTGCTACCGTAGCTGAAGAGGCACAAGCAGCTTATAAACGACTTGCTGATGCTGCGTTAGCTACAGACTACAATGATATACAAGAAACTATGCAAAGACTATTGACTAGCAAACAGCTTGGTTTTGTTAAAACTAATAATGTAAATTATAAACCTTTTGTTAGAGATAAATTAGCAGAAGGTGGCTATAGACCACGTCAATTTGATGAATTAATAGAAGATATATCTCTTATACATAAAGCTATACCAACTGGATCTCCAAAATTAATAGATGAAATACTATTTACTCCTCAGCTACGTAAAGCTCAAAAGAGTTTCCAAAAACTTCTTGTAAAAATTGAAGAAAAGTTTGGTGGAGAAAATATAACTGCTGCTCAAATGAGAAAGATACTTGATGCGTATGATATTAGGATGCAAAATGCAGGCGAAGGTCAAACAGGTTTATTTGAAGATCTGCCAGATAATCTTATAGATGATACTTTAAATACGTTGCAAAAAAAATTAAATCTTAAAAAGAAGAAGAAGTAAACCGAAAAAATGGAAAATTCCCTAGTTTTACTACAGCAAGACTTCAAGCTCTTCCTACAGGCATTGTGGGCAGAGCTGGGCTTGCCTAGTCCTACGAGGGCACAGTACGCTATTGCGGACTACCTACAGAACGGCCCGAAGCGTTTGCAAGTGCAGGCGTTTCGTGGTGTAGGTAAGTCGTGGATTACTGGTGCGTTTGTATTATGGACACTATTTAACGACCCAGAAAGAAAGGTCATGATAATCTCTGCATCAAAAGAACGTGCAGACAACATGTCTATCTTTCTACAGAAACTCATCATAGACACACCTTGGTTAAAGCACCTCCAACCTAAGTCGGACGACAGTAGATGGTCAAGGATCAGCTTTGATGTTAACTGTAGCCCACACCAAGCACCATCAGTCAAGTCAGTTGGTATCACCGGACAGCTGACAGGATCTCGTGCAGACCTGATGATCTTGGATGACGTAGAAGTACCGGGTAACTCACTTACGGAGTTCATGCGTGAAAAACTCTTACAACTCTGCACAGAAGCAGAATCCATCCTTACGCCGAAAAGCGATTCTCGTATTATGTATCTCGGGACTCCTCAGACTACTTTTACTATTTATCGTAGGCTCGCGGAGCGGAATTATCGACCACTTGTTTGGCCGGCCAGATACCCAAGACAAGACAAGCTATCTAAATATGAGGGGATCCTTGCACCCGAAATCCAAGAAGATGTTGATATGGGTGCGGAAGAATGGGCTCCAACAGATGATAGATTCACAGACGAAGATCTCATAGAACGTGAAGCATCTATGGGTCGTAGCAACTTTATGCTTCAGTTTCAATTAGACACAACCTTATCAGATGCACAAAAATTCCCCCTTAAGATGGCTGATCTTATCGTCACTTCTGTTAACCCTAACACTGCTCCCGAAAACATCATATGGTGCAGCGATCCTAGTAAAGTCATTCGAGATGCCCCAACCGTCGGCCTCCCGGGTGATTACTTTTACTCTCCAATGCAACTCGTGGGAGAGTGGAGCAGTTATGATGAAACGATTTGCAGCGTTGACCCAAGCGGTCGTGGAACGGATGAAACAGCTGCCGCCTTCCTCTCTCAACGAAATGGACTCATCTATCTGCATGAGATGTCAGCCTACAGAGACGGGTACTCGGATCGTACCTTGCTCGACATCCTTTCCAAATGCAGAGACTATGGAGTTACAAGCTTGGTTATTGAGACAAACTTTGGAGATGGCATCGTAGGTGAATTATTTAAGAAACATCTTATCAACACGAAACAAAACATCAATATTGAAGAGGTACGTGCAAATGTTCGGAAAGAAGACAGAATTATCGACTCACTTGAGCCTGTTCTTAATCAGCATCGTCTTATTGTCGACCGTGGTGTCATTGATTGGGATTATGCGTCCAACCAAGACAGTCCAGCTGAAGAAAGGCTCCTCTATATGCTATTTTATCAGATGAGTCGCATGTGTCGAGATAAAAGGGCTGTAAAACACGATGATAGGCTAGATTGTCTAGCTCAAGGTGTAAAATACTTCACAGATGCCCTATCTATCTCTGCACAAGACCAAATTAGGCTTAGAAAGAGCGAAGAATGGGAACAAACGCTTGCAGAGTTCCTTGATAACCCTCAAGCAAGCGCAAATCACCTCGTAATGGGGTATGATCTTGACCAAAGGCGTGAATGTCAGGGTCTAGACGACTATAACGACCACTATAACTGGCGTTAGGTCGATCACGCACTTATACAGGGGAAGAGAAGGGTGGACTCCTCTCCTGTACCTAATATCCTATGAGTGGATATTCCTTAATAACCTACTCCAACTAATCACTATGAAGCTATTTGCAGCCTTAGAAAGGGCCTTGCTAGCTCGATGGAAGAAGGTCAAATACGCCCTAAAGGTGGAAAGATGGCCTTTATTAAACATCAAAGAGCAGCGTTTACAGTTAAAGAAGCAGTATTTAGAGTCTTTATTCAAGAAAAAATGACAGAAATTTGAGAAGTCGATATACGTATGCAGCACGGTCGGAAATCCCCCTTGCCAGTAGCAGTATAATACAGAACAATTAGACTCATGAGTCCGACGAATCCAGTGAGTCTCAGCGCAACAAGGACGCACTGGACTGTTGAGACGCATACGACTCGCTATCTGTTGGCGTTCTAGTTTGTATCAGTATCATCTCAGTCTTAGACTCACAATCATGTGCGACTCATGTGACTCAAATAATACTGTGTGAGACTGCTGAAATCTCAACACAATCTCAATTTGGACTGCTATAATAAGTACATAAGAGATAAAAGGAGATTCCAAACATGACCAACATCAAGACAGTTAAGACACAAGCCTTCGGAAGAGAACTACACTATGTGTTAGATCCAGTATATGCTGCTGCTCTCACAAGTCTTACAGGTAAGAAGACTATCAATGCTAAAGATATTGCGAACCTTGAGACACTAGGCCTAGCAGTCAATCTCAAGCCTGAGACTCAGTTAGCCTTCGCTGGAGTCTAGTCAATGACATATGTGTATATCAAGATGCCGTCTACCATGAGTCGTAGACGTAAGTCTCAGTTTGTCAAGCGTGTCAAATCAAGACCAGTGAAAGTGTGTTGAGACTCACATATCTCACACTCATTCACAATCAGTCTCATGCGACGCATTTGTCTTATTTGAGATTCCACACATCTCATGACAGTCTCAAAATAAGATGCTATAATAAAGGTATGAGACAAAGATTCCAAAATTTTCACAATCACAAGGACGGACGCACATGACCACAGTACATGACACACCTATACCTTACAAGGTGGCAGTCGAGATCGACATTGACTGCGAGGAGCTACTCGACGCTATCGGGCTTGACTACACAAGGTCAGAGTCTGACGACACACAGAACGTAGTGTGGCTCGAGCTTGACAACGACGAGTTCACGGACGTATTCGAGCAAGCACCACTATGTATGACCAACGAGCAGACACTTGCCGCAGCACTACTCAACACAGAGCTTGGCGAGTACACTACTAAGGTCACAGCTTACACACCATCAGGAGACACTATCGAATTTAGTTAATTATGCTACACCACCTTACATTTGGCCGCAACATCAAGGACACTGACTACGTATCAGACCTTGACTGGCAGATGTACTGCGACGAGGTACTTGACTCACACTTTGATGGCTACATGGTCACAGACGCAAACGGATGTTGGAAGTCTGTACATGAGCTGACCAAACAAGTCTCAATCGAGACTGACAATGAGCAAGCTATCGAAGACGTAGTGCAGCTATACAAAGACATGTTCCTACAGGACGCAGTAGGACACTATATCACACCATCAATGGAGTTTATTTAACATGACCAATCACGCACCTATAGACCAACCTATTGTAGAGATACTCAACGCATACAATCCACTTGAGATCAAGGACATACTACTACATGGTTCTTGGCGTAAAGCTATACACCACAAAGAGTGGGACAAGGTACTAGCTTACTACAAGGATAACATTGACTACATGCACCACTACTTGCTTGACTCACCTGACGCATGGAATCATTACGGCATGATGCAGAAAGCATACACCTTGACAGATCACACACCACAGGATCAGATGGACTACATCAAAGACGTATTCTATCTATACCTTGACGTACTTGCCGCTGACATTGGACACAAGTGGGACTTACACAGCAGACCAAGAAAGGAGATCGAGGACGAGGTACTAGCTATCGAGTTACAGATACGTAAGGATAGTCTTGGACTTATCGACGGAGGTAAGAACTAATGACAGACGAGATAACACACGTATTCAGATGCCTCAAGGAGGGCTTCGTCAGTTATACAGGCGACCCAGATTTGACAGTCGAGGAAGCAGAAGCACACATACGAGAGCACATGGGTCACTTTTACATAAGCGTGCCGGGTACAATGGGCTCTGGTGAGGAGACAGGCGACGCTTGGGTGCTTGAAGAACACGTTGATACATTTTAAGGAGACACATGACAACATCACTACCACAACCACAACAGACACCAGAACAACTCAAATGGCAGTGCGACTACATACAGGAGTACTACTACATGGTTGACGGCAACAGACACTCATTCAGTAGCTTTCTAAGAGACATGATAGAAGTACCTGATCTCACAGTTAGACAACTGCTTGAGTACTTCTGCTTGGAGATAGCAGACGGAAGAGAAGAATACGACGAGGAGGAAGACTAATGTTTAACACATACATAGAGGACAAAGCCATGATACCAGTACTACTAGGTTATGACTGGATGGTATCACATGGTACATGGACTGATTGTCCTTACGAGACGTATGTCTTTCTTAAGAAGAAGGTCATACACAACGGCAACGCTGTTCCATTGGAATAGCATACTGGCACAAGTTGTACCCTTATGTGGAGCTCTACACAAGTGCCTTTCCTGATTCTATAGTTTAATGGTCAGAACGTGTCCCTGTCACGGACATGGTCGGGGTTCGACTCCCCGTAGAATCGTTTTGATTTCAACACATTTCGTTGACGGAATCAAAAAACCGAACTATAATATAGATATGAACATCTTTGTAACAGATCCCTGCCCGATACAATCGGCTCGCAACCTACCCGACAAGCACATAGTCAAGATGCCACTCGAGACTTGCCAGATGCTTGCTATCATATACAGCGATTGGTATTATGGTGTGGGCAAGTTATACAAGAAGGACGGCACACCCTATCGTACTCAGCATGGTGCTTTTCGCAAGCATCCCTGCACAATGTGGGCTGCCGCTACACCATACAATCTAGCGTGGCTCATACGACACGGCTATGCTTTGTGTCACGAGTACAACCTACGCTATGGCAAGGTGCATACCTGTCTTGATGTTATCGAGCAGGCCGAACGTATCTACCACAAGTCATTCAACAATCTCATGTTGTCTGACGCATCACGCAAGGTCGGTATCTTCACACGTGCCATGCCAGAGTATCTCAAGTACGACGATACTATCGACACTATCACAGCGTACAAACGCTACCTCAACACCAAGCCGTGGTTAGCTACCAACTATCTACGCATACCAACACGTAAACCATCATTCATTATTACACCCATGACAACAACACCAAACAAATCAGACCTACCTGTATATGACTTCTCTACTACACCAGAAGAGAGAGCACAGGAGCAGGCCAATATAGATAAGGCTATCGCAGATGCCAAGGCTTCAATGCAAGTCAAACAACTCGAAGCATCACTCAAGAAAGATGCACCAGCTGTATCCAAGATCAAAGCTAAGAAGCTAGTACCAGCCAAGAAGACACCAGCTAAGGCTAAGGGTTCCAAGTCAGGCAGAGTTGTAGGTATATCAGCAGATGAAAACAAGTTCCTTAAGAATTTGTTAGAGATCATTGCAGATGACGAAAACTATGCTATAACTATAAAAGACGCAGCTTACACCAAGCTACTTGACAGATACAACAAAAACTAATCGGAGATAACTATGCCAAACCATTGCCACAACAGGGTCACATTTTATTCTGCTAACACAGAAGCTGTGGCCAAGCTGAAGCAGATATTCGAGGACGAGAACTGCTTTGGTCAGATTATACCAGAACCAGACTGGGCTAACACACCTCTCATGTCTAGCGACGTAAAAGGTCTAGTATATGACAGAGGTAAGGTTGGCGAGTTACCAGTACAGCCCACGGCTGAGAACGGACATTACGTGCCATTCTTTCAATCAACAGATAGACAAGACGACAGATGGTACGACTGGAGACTAGCCAACTGGGATACCAAGTGGGACGCATACGACGTAGTAGTCACGGATGATGACCCCGAATCTACAGAGATTGAGTTCAACACAGCATGGTCGCCACCAGAAGCTATATGCTCTGCCATCAGAGAGCAGTATCCTGACGTATCAGTCTCATGGTTCTACGACGAGCCCGGCTGTGAGATAGCGGGGTACTTGTAATGAAACCACTATATATGCTCATCAAGGTTGACGTAGACCCTGAGATTGTCTACAATAACCCAAAGGCTCACACCTATGCAGAGAACCATTGTAACTCTCTCGAGTACGAACTGGTCGATTGGTTCTATCCAAATGATATGCACGAGCCATGTTACCCATTCATCAAGCTATGACTACACCGAACTGGCAGCACCACAGCCGCAAGCAGCCCAAGTACAAGGCCAAGCCACGCATGGTACAAGCTGCCCGCAAGCGTACTAAAATGCTCATCAAAAAGCTGACATCACAATCATCACAAGGACGCACATGACCGACAAGTACTATTACTACAGAGCTCGCATGGGCACAGGTAAACACATACACCTGTTTGCTCGTGACGATATCGAAGCTGCATACAGGGCTGCACACATAGCCAAGTGGCACTGGAATACCACTCTTGAGGACATCTACCTAGACAAACATCATCACTACAATGAAGAAAGAATTTCCAAACAACTACAACATGATAAAGAACTGCCCAGCTGAGTGGTTCGAGCCTATTGAGTTCATGACATTCATGTCTTGGAAGATAGACGGCTGGGAGATGCCAACAGAGTATCATTGCATGATTCGTGCACGTAATCACAGAACCAACAAGGTCACAGAACACGTGTACAAGTCAGGTGCAGCTGCAAAGAAAAAGGTCAAAGAGTTGATCGCTGGTGCTGAGACAGAGTTTACTGTATGCACACACAACGATATACAACATTTGATACCACTAAAATATGTTACAGACAATGACAAAGAGAACTATTCCGTCTGATGACGTTTACACCTACCACAAACAAGCATTAGACATGTTAAGCAAAGACCACCCTCACTATGATGAGGTCAGAAAACACCTACTAGCACAAATACAAGATGAACTCGCAGATAGATATAACGGAAGACCAAATCACGGAACAGGTCAACTTAGAAAGATCACAGATCAAACAGGGTCTGAAAAGACTGCGTGACCAAACGTATAAGCTAGAAGCACAACAGTACTCTTCTGCAACAGTATATGGTATCGCTTCGATTGATGCGTTACTACCACGTGTAGTTCAACGTATCGAAGACACTAACAAGAAAATACATCAAGGCAAGTATGGAGCTGCCTTCAAGGATATACACCAATACCTAGCTAGTATTGAGGCATTGGCTGCCGCAGCTATCGCTTGTAAAGTTACATTCGATAATGTCTTTGGTTACAAGGACAACTGCAACACAGCTACCAACGTGTGTTCTATGATAGGCAAGGCTATTGAAGACGAGTGTCAGATGCGACACTACGAGCACGCCGCCCCTGCTTTACTCAAGACTCTCAAGGACAACTACTGGCACAAAGCCTGTGGCACACAACAGAAGCTAGTTGTCATCAGGACGCTGATGAACCGCTATAGAATTGAACAGTGGCGACCTTGGGGTACAAGTATCCGTACCAAACTTGGTGGCTGGTTACTCGATTGCATTATGGCATCAAGTGGCTGGTTCTACAAGCAACGCATACGCACAGGTCGTAAGACACAAGTGTTTATTGCACCGACCGCAGAGTTCATGGACATCAAAGATGAAGTCATGGCAAATGCAGAATTATTCAGCCCTTTAGCGTGGCCTATGCTAGTACCGCCTAGAGACTGGTCAAACACGGAGGTCGGTGGGTATATACTCAACGAGGTAATGCAAGGCCATGAGCTTGTTAGAAGAGGCGATCACGCCCTTATACAGGGGGAAATCCCACTCGCTTTTCTCAACAAAATCCAACAGGTAAAATATCGGTTAAACCCGTTCATAGTCAATGTCGCTATGCTGTTACAAGACAGAGGGATAAGTGTTGGAAAGTTCCTACCTATCGTTCATTACGATCTACCACCTAAGCCAGTCGATATAGCTGAGAACAAAGAGTCTCGTAAGAAGTATCGACGTGAAGCAGCAGAGGTAATGAACAAAAGAGCAGCAGAGTTCAAGAGATCCTGTCGCACACGTATGACTATGGAAGCTGTCAATCGCTTCAAAGACAGAGAGTTCTACATACCATGGTCGTTTGACTACAGGGGGCGAGCTTATCCTATCCCTGCTTTTCTTACTCCACAAGATACAGACTTTGGCAAGTCATTGCTACAGTTTGCAAACGCTGCGGAGTATACTGACAGCAGTGAGAAATGGCTCGCTTTCCAAGTCGCTACCACATACGGACTGGATAAGTCTACGATGCAAGAGCGTCTAGACTGGACACACGCTAATCTTGAGCTTGTCTCACGTGTCTCATCTGATCCACTAGGTAATCTAGGAGATTGGGAGGGGGCAGACGAGCCTTGGTTATTCCTTGCAGCTTGCGAGGAGTATCATCAGTGTGTGATTACCAAACAAAGATTGACTACTTCCTTACCCGTGGCTACCGACGCTACCTGTTCTGGTTTGCAGATACTAGCAGGCTTGGCAAGGGATAAGACCACAGCACTTCTCGTAAATGTTGTACCATCTGACAGACCACAAGATGCGTACAAAGTTATTGCAGATGTGTCAAAGCCATACATACCTGAGACAGTACGAGGTGTGTGGGACAGAAAATGTGTAAAGCGTACTGTAATGACCATACCATATAATGCAAAGCCATATTCTAATAGGTCTTACATCAAAGATGCTCTCAAAGAGAAGGGTGTCGAGGTTGACAAAGATCAGCTTACTCAGATCGTTACATCAGTTCGTTCGGCTATGGGGGCAGTTGTGCCCGGGCCAATGTCAGTTATGAGATGGATCGAGACTGAGGTCGGTAAGACTATCAAACGTGGTGAAGAGTATGTGGAATGGACGACTCCTTCTGGCTTTGTAGTCAGACAGCGTTACTTCAAGAAAAAGGTTGAACGCATCCAGCTACAGCTACTAGGTCGTTGTGATCTATCCGTCGCAGTAGAAGACGGGAAGGAGGTTGACATCAACAGGCACAAGGCTGCTACTGCACCTAACCTCATCCATAGTCTGGACGCATCACTGCTACACCTTGCTGTGCGTAGCTTCGATCAGCCAATCGCACTAATCCATGACAGTGTGTTAAGCAGATGTTGCGATATGGATAAATTATCTGCTATAATTAGGGAGACGTACATGATTCTGTTTGCAGAGCATGACTATCTCCAGACCTTTGCCGACCAGATACAGGCAGAGACTGAACCACCGATCATTGGCGACCTACAGCCAGAGTCGGTTATTGAATCCACTTATTTCTTTTGTTAATATGAGCAAAAACGTACACGTCACAGACGCTATCAAACTAGAAGGCTTCCAAGCTATCCTAGAACCCGGCAAGTTCGGATACTCACTCGCAGCTATTGTGGGCACAAGTATCATTGACGCACTTGAAACAGAAAGACAGGCTGTCCTCAAGTGGGCAGAGTCTAAGTTGAAGAACCCAAAGAGAGCTACACTCAAGCCTACACCATGGGAAGAGGTAGCTGATGGTAAGTTCAAGATCAAGTTCTCATGGGGAGAGGACAAGAAACCACCAGTTGTCGACACAGAAGGCACACCAGTTACAGATGCAAAGACACCGATCTACGGTGGCTCAACTGTAAAGCTAGGCTTTTTCCAGAAGCCATACATCTTGAAGGATGGAGTAACTTATGGTAGTTCACTCAAGCTAGTTGGTGTACAAGTTGTCGAGATTGCAGGCAGTGCCGCTGGTGTTGATGCAGACAGCATGGACGACAAAGAAGTTGCAGACCTATTCGGTAAGACTGAAGGCTTTGTTGCAAAAGCTACAGAACCAGAAAAGGCTGACGAAGATAGCATTGACGAAGAAGAAGAAGACTTTTAAGTCTAAGCTAGAGGTCAGCGTTGCTGAACTACTAGACACAGTTGGTTGCAAGTATGTGTATGAGGGCGAGCAAGTTCCTTATACCATACAGCACCAATACAATCCTGATTTCGTACTGCTCAATGGTGTCATGCTAGAAACCAAAGGTTACTGGGACTCAGAAGACAGACGTAAGATCAAGGCCGTCATTCGTGACAACCCACACCTTGACATTCGTATGGTCTTTCAAGCACCATTCAACAAGATCAGTAAGAAATCCAAAACTACATACGCCCAATGGTGTGAGAAACACAACATCAAGTGGGCGGCAGCACACGCAATCCCCATTGATTGGTTAAGATGAACACAGAATCAGAATTTGTGGCACACGAACCATGTAACAACTGTGGCTCGTCGGACGCTAACTCACGTTACTCTGACGGCCATGCGTACTGCTTTGCGTGCCAAACGTACACCCCGGCAAACGGGGACAACTATACACCCATAATGAATAATGAACGAGTACAATTCCTCGGATCAGCTGAACAGCTGCAAAAACGAAGGATCAGCGAATCCACCAACTCATTCTACCGTATCTACAGACACGGCAACACCCTCCGCTTCCCATATTATAATGAAAGCGGCCAAGTTGTTGGATTCAAGATTAAAACAAAGTCAAAGGACTTCCACTATGAAGGTCAGGGATCAGATCAACTCTTTGGCCAGCATCTTTTCCCCACCAGCGGAAAAAGAATCGTCATCACAGAGGGCGAACTAGATGCTGCCTCTTGTTACGAAGTTATGTCAGGTTGGCCCATGGTCAGCCTACCTCATGGTGCGGCAGCAGCCAAGAAAGACTTGCAGAAAGCCATACCCTTCTTGCAAGGCTACCAAGAGATCGTCCTCTTCTTCGACAACGACGAAGCAGGGCGTGAGGCCATTGAATCTGCCACGAGTATACTCCCAGCCGGTAGGGTTAAGATTGCTAGACTCGATGCTTACAAAGATGCTAGCGATGCACTCCAAGCTGAAGACAGAGAGGCAATAAGGCGAGCCATATGGGATGCCAAGCCATACAGACCAGACGGTATTGTTGATGGTAAGAATCTCATGGCATTGGTTACAGAGCCTACCAAAACCTGTGACCACGAATACCCTTTCGAGGGACTGAATGAAAAACTACATGGCATCAGATACGGAGAGCTAACTACTCTTACAGCTGGGTCAGGTAGTGGTAAGACTTCATTGGTCAGGGCTATCGCAGCTGATCTTGCACAGAAGGGTGAGACAGTTGGTATCCTTGAGCTTGAAGCAAACAACAAACGTACAGCACTAGGACTTATGTCCGCTGCCGTTGGTAAACCCTATCACATTGGAGAACATGACAAAGAAGAACTCGAGTCTGCTTTTGCTGATACTCTTGCAAAGTGGAATGTTTTTCTGTTTGATGGCTTTGGTAGCTTTGACCCAGATGTTATTTACAACAGGATCGAATACCTTGCCAGTGGACTGGAGTGCCGTATTATATTTCTTGACCATCTTTCTATATTATTAAGTGGTCTTGACGGCGATGAAAGACGTATGATAGACTCAACAATGACGAAGCTCAGATCATTAGTTGAACGTACAGGTATCGCACTATTTTTAGTATCACACCTACGGAGAACAAACAGTGACAGTAACTCACACGAAGAAGGCGGACGCGTATCACTTGGCCAGTTACGAGGATCTCATTCGATCGCTCAGCTCAGCGATAGCGTCATCGCATTGGAACGAGACCAGCAAGGAGAGGCTAACGCTAACCTTACAACTCTGCGAGTGCTTAAAAACCGTTTCTCAGGAGAGGTTGGCGTTGCTACAACTCTGAGCTATGACCTATCTACATGCCAATTCTATGAAACTAAACCCGAAGACACAGTTGAGTTCAACCCAGCTACAGATTTTTAGACCGAACCCACCCACCAGAGAACAGAAAAGACGTGCAAAATTCAGAGACAAAACCTATTACCCTCCTGTTCGATCTGGAAACAACACCTCTAAGTCAAGAGGACGTTAGCTTACACTGCTTAGTCACGCTTGACTATGAGACAGGTGAGACTACCAGATACAACGATACAGGAACTGCCGAGCCAATCAGCAGAGGTGTCACGTATCTTATGACCGCTGACACTATTATTGGCCACAACATCATTGGCTTTGACATACCGATGATAAAGAAAGTCTACCCATTCTTTGAACCAGAGGGTAGAGTTATAGATACATTACTACTGTCGAGGTTGTACCACCCCGATATGCTAGAGGTAGACCGCAAGGCAAGGATTGACGGTATGCCACCAAAACTCTATGGTCGCCACTCTTTGGAGTCCTATGGCCACAGGTTGGGAGAATACAAAGGGAACTTTGGACAGACTGCCGACTGGTCAGCATGGAGCAAGGAGATGGAGGACTATAGCGAACAAGACGTTATTGTTACAAATAAATTATGCCAACATTTCCACCCTTACCTGACTGGGTACAACTAGAACATCAGGTCGCACACATACTACAAAAACAAGAAGAGCATGGATGGTATTTCAACGAACGAGAAGCATACGAACTCGAATCAGCTCTCAGAGGAGAACTGGAAGAAGCTACAAGCTTACTACGCCAAAAATACGGGTTCGTTGCT